CGGAGAAGAGGCGCTCTACGACCGCATGTTCCTGTACGAGGAGCTACACAGCATTCTCGGCACCCTGTTCACCAGCTTCGCCGTGGAGCGCTCGTCCACCGACTGGGCCTATGTCATGGACGATATCCACGAGTGGATGGAGAAGAAGTGATGGAAGGCATCCCCGAGCTCCCCGACCGCCCGGCCTTTGGCCACCTGCAACTGGTCCCCAACGTCGACGCGCGCTTCGGCTCCGCGTCCCACTACGTCCGCGTGCTGACCTACGATCCCGAGGCTGAGGAGTTCATCACGCTGCTGCTCACCGAGGCCGACATGCGCACGCAGGAGCACCGGCGGAGCATGAACCCCGAGGAGTGCATCGAGCCTGGCCCCATGGACAAGCTCAAGGCGCGGGTGTGACGGGCCAGGCGGCCCGCTGCTTCCTCGACAAGACCCGGGTCTGCGGCGGGATTGCGACCGATCACCCCTGCAAGGCCTACAAGGACGGAAAGTGCCAGCTCCTGACCAACACCTCGAGGGCCAGGCGCGTTCTGGAGCAGCTCCTCAGCGCGCTGACCAAGAAGCCCCCACCGCCCTTCAGCTGAGGACTGGGCAGGCTGCTCGGGTGCTCGGCGTGCGCTTGCGGCAGCTGCAGTACCTTCGTGAAACTGGCGTGGTCGTGCCCTCTGCGGTGGGGCGTGGCCGCGGGCACACCAGCCGGTACACCTACCTCGACCTTCTGCGAGCACACCTGGCTCTCGGCGACTTGAAGGACGTGTCCCAGGCTGCCCAGCGAGTCATCTTGGCCGACGTGGAAGCGGCTCCCCCGAAGGCGCTCCGGACGTGGCGTCTCGGAGATCACACCACCATCACGGTGGACCTTGCCCAGGTCCACCGTGAGCTGCAGCGGAGGCTCCCATGAGCTCGCCGACTCCCATCTCCATCTCCTACACCTACATCACCGAGCTCAAGAAGTTCCGCCTCGAGGTCAGGCACCGTCCGAGCGGGCAGTTCATCTCGGTGATCATGGAACCTCACGAGGCCATCGGCCTGTACAACCTGGTCCTCGAGGAGACGCGGAAGTGCGCGCAGAACCCGGCAGCGCTGCCGGCTCCGCTGCGCATCATCCATGGCGGGCCCGATGGCGGGCAAAAGGAGAAGGAGGCGGCCGAGCACGGGCAGACCGCGCCCGCGGATCCGGGGAGCCCCTCGGTGACCGTGGACGACGACCTCCCGGCCGGTCTCGTGCTCGTCCACGGCGCGCAGGGCTCCGACTCCGAGCACTAGTTGCCTCGCGACTCGCTCTGGACTACTATTGGCCGTGAAGTGGGTGCGACCTAAGCGAACCACCCCCGGGCCCTGCGACGGCCCGGGGGCTTGGTTCCATCAATCCCGCTCTCGCTGGAAGTGGGTGACCATGTCGTCCACCGTCTGCCCGGCCAGGCTCCGCGGAGTACCGCCGGCCATCTCGGCGGCTTGCCGGTAGGACGCCATGCGCACTTCGCCTGCGTCGTAGAACTTCTGGCGGATCCACTCGGCGTTGACGGGGGAGTGCGGGCACTCGGTGTAGGTGCACTTCCCGCCGATGTTGTGCTCGTCGGCGTGGTGTGGGCAGTGAGGGTAGGCCAGCCGCTCGTCCCGCTCATCCATCGTCTCCTCACCGGCCTGGAAGTACAAGACGGCGCAGTGGTTGCAGGCGTACTTCCAGGTGTCGGAGATGAAGAGCCCATCGACACACCACAGCTTCTTGCCGCAGCAGAAGCAGGTGTGCACCTCGCGCTCCGTGCAGACGACCTTGCGGGGGTCCAAGAGCTTCCCGTCCCAGCGAGAGTAGTAGGCGACGCTGTACTTGAGCACGCACTGGAACATGGGGTCCAGCGTGGCCAGCCAGTCCTCGCCGTTCTCGGACATCACCCACATCATCGTGCCGTAGACGATGACCTCGAGGTACATCTGCGGTGGGGGCTCCCGTTCGTAGAGCTGGAAGAGCTCGGCGACCTGGGGCAAGGAGCGCGCGCGCTCGTCGTCCGTGATGCCCGGGGTGTGCCAGCGCTGCTCGAACATGTTCTTCTTCGGTTCGTTGCGCAGGATGATCAGCTGGTCCGGGTCGAACTCGTACCCCATGTAGTCGAAGACCCACCTGTAGGGCTCGTCCGTCTGGTAGAAGCCGGTGTTGAGCCAGATCCACCAACCGCTGATGCAGAGCCAGTCGAGGGTGGCGACGATGCCCAAGGGGAGCCAGTAGTCAGGAAGGACGGTGGAGTCGAAGCCCTGCTCGCCGAAGCGGTGGTTCAGCAGGTCGGCGACGAAGTGGTACACCCCCGGATCCGGCATCCAGTCGGGCCTGGCTCCGAGGTTCTGTCCAGTGTGCTCTACGAGGTCGTGCATGGTGCCTCCAGGTTGTTGGAAGTCTTATGCCAGAAACAGAAATCCTCCTGCTCTCTGTTTCCTCACGTTTTCAGCCGGTTATGCCGAGGGCGTAAGAAATCCTGTTGACTGAGTACCTCTCGACCGGGTAGCTTCCTCGCATGTACCTCATCTTCGTCCGTGGCGGAAACCTCGTTCTCGTGTCCCACACGAGGATCGAGCCTGCCGCGCGCCTGGCGGCGCTGCAGAAGTGCTCCCCTGTGGAGCTCGAGCTTCTTGGCGCCATTCCTGGGAGCAAGCGGGCTGCTGGTAGGGTACGCGACGAGTTGCAGGGCGCCTCGGTACGGGACGACTGGTTCGAGTACGAATCCGTGAAGTCTCGGATCGACGAGCTGCTTGCTCTCGATGGGGTGTTCCTGCTGGCCCCGTCGCAGTCCAGTGAGAAGCGAGGGCACGTCCCCGTCAGCCAGGCGGCTGCCGCGTTGGGCGTTCCTGTGGTTGATGTGCAGAAGTACGTGCAGGTGCGAACGACCGCCGGCGGGCACCGCAGGGTGTTCGTCGATGAGCTGCAGGCCGCGGCCGCGGCTCGAGTAGAACCCGATCTCTCCTTCAGGAGTTCCTGATGTGCCCCGAATCCCCTCCGCCCCCGGGCGTGAGCTCTCTCGACGATACCGGCAGCCGTACCCCGGTCGACGCCGGCCCGAAGCCCCCGCGACCCCGGAGGCACGACCCGCGAGCCGACCCGCTCTCCGACGCGGCGCACGCCCGTGCGCGCGAGGTCGACCCCCGCACCCCGCCTCCCGGCACCAACCGCTCCAAGCGGGACGTCGTCGAGGTGCCCATCCAGACCCAGCGCTCGCGGCGCTTCCTGGTCACCTGGGACTCGGTCGACGGGCATCGTCGCCAGGTCAGCAAGGCCGACGTGCAGGGCAAGCTCCTGTCGCGCGCCGAGCAGTTCTCCCTGTGCTTCATCCTCGCCTTCCGTGAGCTGTCGCTCGGCGGCGACCCCGGTACCGTGCTGAAGGCCTTCGGCGTGCGTGTCGAGGACATCGATGGCGCCCTGCTCTTCCCCTTCCCCCTCCTCGTGCACCCGCCCGAGGCCGCGTTCGAGGACTCGCTCGACCCCGCCGCGGCCCCCGCCGCGTTCGCGCTCGCCGAGGACGGCGAATAGCCCTCGAGGAGGTCACCCGTGTCTGAGATGAAGCCCCCGTACGTTCACGTCGCTCTGGTCACCGAGGCGTTCTGCGTCGAAGCCGATGTCAGCCTGCACCCCGTGCAGCGCTGGTGGGACAAGCTGACCGCGAACACCATGCTCTCGCGGATGCGCGACGAGGCAGGGGCTCCCTTGCTCACGGTGCGGGTGGCCTGCCCGGAGTGCTACGCCCAGGCTCACCGCCTCACCAAGGTCGACCGCCCGGAAGGTGTGCGCCGGAAGTGCGGGAGCTGCGGGCACGAGTTCCCGGTGGGCGGAGAGGAGTAGCTGCCTCCCCATGGCGTGGTTCGACGAGATCCAATCTCCCCTGACGCGTCGATCCGCTCGGCGCATCCGAACCTGCCGAGTGTGCCAGCGCGACTTCCGCTTGGACTACGCCGAGATGGAGCGTACCCTCGACCAGCCTTTCGTCTGTGCCAACTGCGAGGAGCAAGAACGTGAGCGATCACAACAGCCCGGGTTCCAAGGGCAAGCTCATCACCGCCATCGATAACGTCCAGGCGCAGTCGTCCGGCCTCAAGTCCCTGTACACCATCGAGTTGGCGCTGACGCGCTCTCCCCAGCGGGAGGAGCTCTGCGGCGCCATCGTGGTGTTCAAGCAGAACGTGAAGCTCGATCTACCCGAGGGCGTGCCGATGCAGGAGGCCATGCAGCAGGCGGCCAAGGAGCAGACCGAGGTCATGCTGCGCGACCCGGAGAAGTTCAGGGAGTCCGCGGGTCAGTGGATTGCCTGGGCGGTCGGACGCGTCATGGAGATCTACCGCGAGGTGGGCGGGGCCAAGGTCGTCATCAAGGCGCCCAAGCTGAAGGTGCGCCAGTCGCTCTCCCAGGCCACCGTGGCCGCGCAGGGCCTCAAGCCGGCCGAGAGCACTCTTCGGAGGATCGACCAGCTGCTGCGCCAGGGGTACACCTACGACCCGTGGACCAAGACCATCCGTCGTGGGGCTGTCAACGCCGGGATGGCCAAGCGATGAAGTTCGGCCAGGCGATCCAACTCATCCGCGAGCAGGCTCACATGAAGGCGGTGTGGGCCGAGTGTCTCGACCACCTCCAGGAGATGAAGGCGGACGAGGACGGCATTCAGATGGAAGGCGGTGCCGACGAGAAGGTCGATGAGGACTACATCGACCAGGGCATCGCCGTCCTCGAGGGCCTCATCGAGGCCTGTGAGATCGAAACCGCCAAGCTGGAGGCACTCGATGTCCGACCACCAGAGTCCACCGACGGTCAGGGTGACGGCTGACCCCGCCACCGACTTGACCGGACTGCCCCTCGTCACCGCGGTGATCGACCCGGAGATTGCCCGCTTCGAGGAGTGGTTCCGCTCCAACGTGGACGCCAACACGGGCCTGTCCAGGTTGGAGCACGAGATGTTCCGTTCCTACCTCTACCAGAAGCTGACCGGAGCGTTCTGATGCGCCTCATCCTCGAGATCCCGCCCGCCAAGCGTGGTGCCCACATGGAGTGGCCCAAGCCAGCGGACGATATGACATCGCTCCTGTTCAAGCTGCCCCGCCCTGCCCGCACACTGGACTGCAAGCGCTACGATGCAGATGTCGTCGCGTGGTTCCCGGCGAGCGACCGAGCCCCCATGTTCACTCTGGCTTCGGGTCGGCGCTCCGACGGGGCCGAGGCAGCTGTGCGCGAACTCGACGAGTACGTGCGCGAACTGGAGACTCTCGGCACCGTGGTCATCGTCACCGCGGGGGCCGTGTCCCCGGAGGGCTTCAAGGTCTACGACGCCGAAGGGCAGCAGGCCTGGTTCGATGGCTTCGTCGTCGAGGGGGAGTGGACGCGCGAGGAACTGCTGGGCGAGTAGCCGCACACGTAGGGGAAGTGGTGTTATCGTAGTCTCCACACAGCGGAGACATCGATGTCGGATTCCCTCCTGAAGCAGTGCAGCGACGAGCAGCTGTTGCGTGAAGTGGTGGCGCGCCTGGTAGACCAGCCCGAAGCGCTCCAGATCGAGAGTAGCATCACCGACGGCCTGGCCGTGTTCGAGGTGGCGTGCCCAAAGGACGACACCGGGAAGCTCCTGGGGCGAAAGGGCGCGCACGCCAACGGCATCCGTGCCGTGTTCACCGCGATCTTCGGGAAGCGCGGGCGCCGGTTCCACTTCAACGTGAACGACGGCAAGCCCCGCTCGAGCCGGAGTCGCCAACGCGGGAGCTGATAGGTGCACCCCGGATACCCAGGAGCGCCGCCGGGCATGATGCCGGGCCCGCCGCCCGGGCCGGGGCTGTTCGGTGCATCGGCACAGGCGATGGGCTTCGGCGCAGCGCCCGGGCAGATGTACGGGACCATGGGCATGGGCATGCAGCAGGGCGCCATGGGGGCCGGCGGTGCGGCTGTCAACACCATGGCCAACCTGGCCTTCCCCGCGGCAGTGGGTACGGTCGGTTTCGGCGCATGGGCGTTGGCCCCCATGATGCAGCGTGCTGGCATTGGAGGGGCTGCCGGTGCCGTGGGCTTCGGCGCCATGCGTGCTCTGGACCCATTCACGTGGGCGGCCCCGTTCTGGCGGGGTGGCTTCGGCGTGGGGCGCGGGATGCTCGGGGTGACGGGGCGTGGCTTCGCTGGCACCGTGGCCTCGACGGTCAGGGCGCAGGGGATGCTCCGGGGAGGCGCGGCGCTCGCGGGCGCTGGTACACTGGGGTTGGCGGGGGCTGCTCTCCCTATCGCGGGCGGCATGCTCGCTACCGAGGCTGTGCTCAAGATGGGGCGCGAGGCCTGGGGAGGCGCCCAGGACACCATGGCAGGTCAGGCGCTCCTCTCCCAGATCGGCCCTTCGATCGCGCCTGGGCAGCGGATGACGCGCTCGCAGGGCGCCGGCGTCGGAAGCATGTTGCGCGGGATGTCCGACGAGCTCGGCGTAGGCGTCGATGATGTCAGCGCCATCGCGAAAGAGATGAACAGCATGAAGCTGTTCCAGACCACCAAGTCGGTGGATGAGTTCAAGACGCGCTTCCGCGACATGCTCGATGTGGTCAAGGACGTGGCCAAGACGCTCCAGACCTCGCTCGACGACGCCGTCGGTGTCATGGGCGAGCTCCGGCAGCAGGGCTTCTACTCCGCGGGCGACATCCAGGGGCAGGCCGCTCGCATGCAGGCTCGCTCGGCCTCTACGGGGATCTCGACCTCGACTTACAACGCACTGGGCCGTGCGGGTTCGCAGTATGCCCGCAGCCGCGGCATGCGCGGGCGCTTCGGCTCCGAGGCGTTCCAGCAGTCCACCGAGGCGGTCTCCTACGCTGTCCGCCACGGGATGATGGACGAGAACGAGGTCATGGAGATGGGCGGGGTCGAGTCCGTCGGAGCTCGCCTGGCGGCGAAGCAGATGGACTTCCTGCGCACCTCCAGGGGCCGCGTGATGATCGCCAACGCCTACGGGCGGGGGGCTCAGGGGCTGGGAGGCATTCTCAACCCCAACGTCACCACCGAGTCCCTGGTGACCGGCGCCGCAGGCCGCGGTCTGGGAGTCCTGCGCGCTGCCGGCAGTCGGGAGGCCAGGGAAGACTTCATGCCCTACGCCGGCATGGCGATGGTCTCCATGGCGGCCTCCCAGCAGCGGCAGCTCTACGGCGGTGTCTCCGAGCGAGGCGTCATCGGCATGCTCGGTACGATGGGGCTGGGGCGCGAAGAGGCCAAGATGCTCATGCAGCAGACCATGGCCATGCCCCAGGCGCTCGCCGAGCGGCGACAGCAGGAGTTCGCTGCGGACCAGAAGCGCGCCTACGAGGACATCCGCCGCCACTACTCCGTCGGGTCGCGCTGGGACCGCCTCATGGACCGTACGGGCCTCGGCGGGATGTGGGACAGCTCGCGGGACTGGGGAGCCGCTGCCTACGCGTCCTACGGGCAGGGGTACCAGAACCTCATGGAGGGCATTACCGGGCGCCGGGAGTACGTGGCCGGCGGGGCCGAGCATCTTCGCTCAGCTCGCGAGTATGCCCGGAGCGGGCGCATCGTCTCGCTCACGGGAGAGGTGTCGGGGCGGGAAGGCGGCTGGCTCATGCCGTCCGAGCGTGACCGCGCGCGCTCTCTGTACCGGCCCTACCTGATCGGGGAGCACCTCGGCCGCGGGCTATCAGCGAAGGGGAAGGACGTCATCCAGCTCGGGAAGGGAGTGGCTATCCGCACGCAGGACATGGAGCGGGCGCAGTCGGTGCTGGAGACAGGCTTCAAGCCCGGATCGGCTCCGTCCGCGTCGGCCGTGTTGCGGCTCTCTCAGAAGCAGCAGGCGAAGCTGCGGGACCTGTCCATGCGCGGTGACCTCGACGACGTGGGGGACCTCGAGCGCTCCGACGACAGGTGGGGTCGGGGCAACCTGTCCAACGAGGAGCAGAATGCGTTCCTCATGGCGAGGGAGATCGGGGTGTTGGGGGAGGATGCGTCCATGGCGTCCTTCGCGGCGTCGAAGGACGAGAGGCTGCGTGTGTTGGGGGTCATGCAGCGCGGGTTGGCCGAGGAAGACCGCCGGCGTGGCACGGACCTGCGCAAGCTGGTCTCCGGAGACAGCACGCCGATCAGCGCAGGGGCGATGACCCTGTCCGAGCTTCGTGACAGGTCAGACGCTGCGGTCAAGGACTTGCTCACCACTGCGGGCACGTCCGAGCTGTTCGGCGTCAACATCGACCGCGGCGGCTTGCTCGGCAAGTTCGTGGAGGCGACTGGGATCTGGACGGGGGATCGCCTGTCTGACGCCGGGGACGCCCTCAAGGGGTCTGTGGAGAACGACCCGAAGGCCCGAGCAGCCCTGGCCCGGTACATGCGTGCCTGGGCCGAGCAGGCCACGGACAAGAACGGGTTCAACGCGGGCGCTGTGGAGGAGCTGGAGCAGCTGGAGAAGGTGCTTGGGGCAGAGTCCCCCGCATTCCGGGAGCTGCAGCACATCCACAAGAAGATGACTTCGGATCCGGATGTCCGCTCCCGCGCGGTGGCCAAGGCCCGGCAGGAAGGCGGGATGCTCGACATCTTCGGTGCTCTGCCTTTCGAGGAGCGTCGCCAGCAGCAGATTTCAGCGGAGAACTCGCGTATCCGTGGCGCGATGGGGAAGCTTCGGCTGTCTGACGAGATGGAGGCGCGCGCCAAGAAGCTGCTCAACTCGCCGACGGGGCCCAGCGAGGGTTCGCGTCAGGCGCGCGCTGCGGCCCGCATGGGCCTCTTCGACGAAGCGCTCAAGACGCAGGGCACCATCGACGCGGGCGAGCAGGAGACGCTCCAGGCGCTCCTGGGCGACGGCGCTGGGGCGATGTCCACTGGCATCAACCGGCTGATGAGCGGGAAGAGCGAGTACGAGCTCGGAGAGTTCCTCGAGAAGCGCATCGGTATGACGGGAGACGACAAGTCCGCGGCGCTGGAGCGCCTGCTCAAGACCAAGTCCGGCTCCGGCGCTCGGGCCGACGAGGTCATGTCCCTCATCAAGGAGATGCGCCTGGAGAACCCCGAGTTGTGGGGCTCCGGCGGCGCTGAGGTGGCCGGTGTGGAGGGCGCTACCGGGCAGGGACTGACTACCGCCTACGTGGAGGCCAACACGCGCTTCGTGACCACCGTGGAGCGCTTCGTCAGCGCGATGAAGGAAGCCAACATCGATGGGCTCGATCTCTCGGACCTCGAGTTCAAGGGCGCCAGCCCGAAGTAGGCAAGCATGGCAGAAGCAACGGAGACCGCACGGCAGCGCATCGTCACGACCGACGGCATCGTCACCGCGACGGTGCTCGACCGCCTCGCGCCCGAGCGCCTGGCTCTCGCGCTGGTGCGGGGAGCTGCCGGCGCCCGCTATACTGGGAAGGCTGACGGGACCGCCCTGGTTCCTCGTGCCCTCAAGGACTTGCTGGTCAACCCGGAATCGGAGGCGTAGTGGCTGTCCTCTTGCTGGAGAAGGATCCCTTCGCGGATGCTGTGGCGGACATGAGCTCGGAGCAGACGGGCTTCTCCCAGGCGAATGTGCGGCGTCCCCTCTGGGGGCTCATCCCCAAGGAAGACAGGTTCGCCTTCATCTCGGTCTACCGCGCCTCCAGCGAGGGAGGCAGCAGCATCACCCCCATCAGCCTCTTGGACTCGTCGGCCCCCATCGTGACCGATGCGGAGGACCCTCGGGGGCGCTCCACCTCCAACCACAACTTCATCCTCCAGCGGGTCACCATCCAACGGAAGGAGAAGGCCCAGATCGTGGAGACCTTCGGGGACCACTTCGTGTTCCTCTACGGGGAGAAGCCCGAGTTCCTCGCAGTGCAGGGGATGCTCTTCAACACCCGGGACTTCAACTGGAAGAACGAGTGGCTGGCGAACTACGACCAGTTCTTGCGAGGAACCAAGTGCGTGGAGAACCGCGCGCGGGTCTTCATCGGCTTCGATGACGTGCTGATCGGGGGCTACGTTCTGGGAACGGGAGTGGACCACGCAGAGAACCAGCCCATGTTGTGCCCCTTCAACTTCCAGATGGTCGTGACGGACTACCACGACCTCTCGGATGCCAACGACCCGGTGAAGGGCGCGGAGCATGCGCGGACCCTCGAAGGTCGGACGGACTACTACCCCGAGTACTTGCGCGAGATCGCCGCCGAGCCGTACTACGTGGTCAACGAGCTGACGGGCGAGATCGAGATCTACCAGAACAGCGTCTTCGGCGGCACCACTCAGCTCGGGACGTCGCTGGTCAGCTCGGATGCGGATGTCGGAGCACTGGCGGGCTACGGCGACGCCTCGGTCGCCATGGGGAATGCGCTCGGCACAGGGGCGGGCACTCACATGGCAGCGATGTAGGGAGCGCCCATGGGTACCATCGCCTCCAGGCTGAATCTGCGGCTGTTCCCCGATGGGGTGGAGGTCCCTGTCATCGGAGCTCGGTGCACCTTCTCCGACGGCGCGCCGGCGACAGCTGAGGTCCAGATCGTGGCCACCAACGCCGTGCACGACATCCTGCCGCGCACGCTGGTCACCCTGTTCTACTACGAGACCTACGACTACGAGAGGACCTCGGGCACCGTGGCGCTCACCAAGCTCGGGGTCGAAGACCCCCGGCGCTGGAAGTTGCTGTTCCTCGGGGAGGTGACAGGCCTGGCCATCCAGCAGCAGAACCAGCAGCGCGCCTGCGTGCTCTCCTGCGTGGATCCGTCTACCTACTGGGACTCCATCCGGCAGCACTACATCAACTTCCGCAACGCCGGCGTCGAGCTGTTCGAGAACGCCTTCATGGGCGTGCGGCTGGACCGCCTCAAGCACTTCGATGTCGTCACCAAGGATGCGCACTCCAACCTGTTCGTGTGGTTGTCGCAGTCCAAGGTGAAGACGGGCAAGACCGAGACCAAGCTCGCAGGCTACCGTCACACCATGTCGGGGAAGACCATCTCGGTGGACGAGTACAACTCGCTGGCGACGGCTGAACTGAGCTCCGATGAGCAGCACGTGCTGTCGCAGGGGGCGGTGAAGACCACCTCGGTCACCGAGGATGGCGAGAGCGCGAGTGACTACGCCCCGTACTATGCCGAGGTCGACGAGGAGTACTCCAACCTCTACGTCGGCATCCAGCGGATGCTGCGTGAGATGTTCTTCGCGTCCAACCTCTTCTACGCCAAGGCGTTCAACCGGCTGCGTCTCGGGGATATGCTCGTAGGGCTCCCCGAGGACAAGACCGCGGCGAAGCTGATGAAGCTCGACTACTTCGAGAAGTTCATCAAGGGCCAGGTCGGGGGTGCTGGAGGCTATGTCACGGCGCGGCAGCTCATCCAGCTCATGCTGGGGACGGTCTTCCACACCTACACGGCCGTGCCATGCCCGAAGTTCGACCCGGAAGGGACCTCGCGCGGCATGACCATGAGCGTGGAGCAGGACGCGCACCTGCTCAAGGAGATCCTCCCAAGGTACACCCGCCCGGGCGCGACGTTGAACTACCAGCTCATCAAGCCGGATGCCTGGTTCCTCGCTCCGCCTGCCTGCAACGTCATCCTGCCCCACCAGATCAACAGCCTGGCCTACCAGCGCAACTTCTTGCAGGAGCCCACCAGGCTGTTCATGCGCACCAGCCTGCTGTTCACCGGGACCAACAAGTGGCTCACGGAGCGTTTCTACGCTCCGGACTTCGCTGCCTTCGACGTGCAGATGTACGACAAGGGGGGCTTCAACGAGCGCATGGCCAGCACGCTCCTCCCGCACGAGAAGTGGATCGGAATTGCTCCTATCGAGCACTGGCAGCACGACCTTCAGGCCTACGTCGCCAAGGGCCCGCGGCGGGAGTACCTCGCCCACCTGGCCGACTACCTCTTCTGGAAGCAGCGCTTCGCGCCGCGGACGGCCAACGTGGCGCTGCCCTTCACCCCCGACCTGGTGGTGGGGTACCCCGGGGTAGTTGTCACGGAGACCGGCCGGGTAGGCACGGCTGGGCGCCACATCATCGGGCACATGCAGACGCTCGTGCACAGCATCACCCAACAGGGAGGCTGGACCCACGTGACGATGCAGGGGTGCCGTAACCACGATGAAACCGCTGACTTCGACGCCGAGAAGCGCACCCTCGAGGAGCTCACCTCTCGGGGAGCTGACGGGTTCCTCGATGACCGTTACGACGTGGGGCGCATCGGGCAGGAGGTCTACCAGCCCATCTTCGGGTGCGACAGCCTGGTGGACGCTGTCACTACGGACGACCTCACCGAGGAGATCGAGCAGACGATCCTCACCGACCTGCAGTTCCTCCTGGACACCGAGGACTCGCCGCTGGCGGCGTCCGTCGTGGCGCTGCAGGTGCTCTACAGGTCTGCCGTACGCGCGAAGCTCGACATCAACGCGTTCACCAGGTCGCTGACGCACCGGCCCAAGGCCAACATGGTGGAGGTCATCGGGCTGCCTACCACGCAGGGCGCCACTAGTGAGATGGAGCAGATGATCTTGTCGCAGTCCGGCGAGGTCGAAGGGTTCCACTCCATCGCGGTCGATGTCGACGCCTCGGATCACAGCTACGACCAGTACACCACGACGCGCTACGAGAACGTGTCGGAGGTGAAGCACACTCCCGCGGTGATGGAGGAGCAGATCTTCCCGGACGGCGGCGTTATCTCGGTCGAGGAGGTCGAGGTCGAGAAGGCGAAGACCGAGAAGGTCACGTACACGCGGGAGATCAACGAGACGGCGACCTACGGCCTCAAGGACGATCTTGCGGAGCGGCAGGAGAGGATTCGGCTGTACCTTGATAGTCTGGTGATGCGAGGTATCCGCGGATGAGTGTTCGGTGGTTCCAGAAGCTGGCGCAGTCGGCGCCCGTCACGCCGCGGGCCCCCGAGGTCCCGAAGGCCCCAGCTCGGCCGAAGACCCCGAAGCTCCCCAAGCCCCCGAGCGCTACCAAGGGGCCGAACGGTCACTGGCGCACGCTCCCGCCCGGGCACCAGGGGCACGACGCCCAGGGGAACGCCCAGGCAGGACGTACCTGGGTACGGCGTGGGGGCGGACTCAAGCCCTCTGCCACCCCGATGAAGCACCAGGCCGACTTCACCAAGGCGGTCACCAAGCTCCCGACGAAGAAGCCCTCGGGCCTCATCGCGGCCCACGGGACGGGTACGGGCAAGACGTTCTCGGCCATCGCTGCGGTGGAGAAGCTGCGCGAGAAGGGCCAGGTGGAGCGCACCCTCGTCGTGGCCCCTGCAGGCCTCCGGTCGAACTTCTTGGCCAAGGGCGTGAACAAGTTCACCACCTCCAAGGGCGTCATCGCCAACCGCCCCGGGGACATCCCGAAGGATGCGCACTACGTGGTGGTGTCCTACGCTGCCTTCCGGCAGAACCCAGACGCCTACATCGACGCCTACCAGCCCGACACGCTCATCGTGGACGAGGCGCACCGACTCACCAACATGGAGAGCGCGTCCTACAAGGCCATCCGGCACGCCCGTACGCGGATCCCCCGAGTGATCCCGCTCACCGCCTCCATCGTGCAGAACGACCCCTCTGACGTGGTACCCCTGCTGAACATCGTCGCCGGGCAGGACCACACCCGGAAGGAGTTCAAGCAGCGCTACGTGCGCCGGGTGCCCACCGGGCAGAAGGGGGTGTTCGGCGGGAAGGTCTACGCGAAGAAGATCGTGCGGCAGGAGGAGCTCAAGCGCACCATCGGTCCGCACATCCACTACATCGAGGACCTCGACGCGGACAAGAAGCCGGCCAAGGAAGTGGAGACCGTAGAGGTCCCTATGAATGCGGAGCAGCTCAAGCTCTACCGCATGTCGATGAAGGGCGTGGACCCCAAGCTCCAGGCGCGCATCGCCGCCGGCGAGGCGGTCTCCCAGCGGGAGGCCATGACGGTGTTCACCCGGCTGATGCGTGCTCGCCAGGTGTCGAACAGCATCCACACGGTGCAGCCGAGCATGACGCCAGGACAGGCGGCGGACGCCACTCCCAAGATCAAGCAGATCTTGGACGACGCGGCTGCGCACATCGACAGCACGCCGGACGCCCAGATCATCATGTACTCCAACATGGTCCACGGGGGCGTTGACGTGCTCAAGGCGGGGCTCGAGAAGCGGGGCATCCCCTTCGGCATCTTCGCTGGGAAGGGCGTCAAGGGCATCACCGAGGAGACACGGCAGCAGGCGGTCGACGACTACCTGGCCGGGAAGATCAAGGCGATCATCATCACAGGCGCGGGTGCGGAGGGCCTGTCTCTCGGCAACACGACGCTGGTGCAGCTGGTGGACGGGCACTACAACCCTGAGCGCATCAGCCAGGCCGAGGCCCGCGGGGTGCGCGCCGGTGGACAGGCCCACCGGCCGCAGAGCGAGCGTCGGGTAGCAGTGAAGCGCTACGTGTCTACGCTCCCTCGAGGCTTCTGGAAGACCATCACGATGCAGCCGCGTGAGAAGAGCGTGGGGCAGTGGGTCTACGCTACGGCCGAGCGCAAGCGCGCTGCCAACGAGCAGTTCCGTGCTGTCCTCTCAGCGCGGCACGAACACGAGCAGAAGAGTCGGGAGAGCACGCTCTACCGACTCTTCGGAGGAGGCCCATGAGCGATGCCCTGGTGACCAGCTACTTCAACGAGCTGGAGAAGATCGCAGAGACCGGAGGGCACGCTGACGTGTTCGCTGCGCTGGACAAGCTGGCGAACGAAGCGGATGCCGAGACCGAACCCACGGACGACTACGCCCCGACGCGTTGCCCGAAGTGCAAGACCCCGTGCACGCGGGACGACGTGAAGTGCAAGAAGTGCGGGACCAAGCTGAGGTCCGATGACCAGCGTGAGGACGCTGCGCAGCTGCAGGCCGAGGCCGAGAGTCCCGGACAGCACGAAGCACCCCCCGGACACGAGAAGACCGCGAAGACGGGCGATGCCCCGGACAAGCAGAAGCGCAAGGGGCCGAACCCCATCCTGAATCTCCGCAAGGGGAAGAAGTCCAAGCGCATCCGAGCCCGGCTGGCCTCCTGCGCGGAGTAGTGCTACGATCCTGTCACCGCGTGAGCGGTAGTGCAGGCTCACCAGCCTGTCCTCCGGAGGTCCGGAGGCTATCCACTCAGAGGAGTCCCCCATGTCCCAGCTCGGCAAGAGCCCCGTCCAGAACCTTCTCTCCTGGAGCCCCAAGAAGAAGGGCTGGTACCCCAAGACCATCGTCTCCCTGATGCAGCGCATCGTGAACGACATCTGGAAGTGCAACGAGATCCTCGAGGGCTGCAGCGCCATCGCGGACGGCGCCTCCATCAGCGCCACCACGCTCAACGTCACCACCACGGGCGCCCTGCGCTGCAAGCTCAACGGCCGCCTGATGGCCGCCCTGGCCATCCTGGACGATGCCGATCTCCTGGCCGACGTCGGCACCCCCATCTGGTCCGACGGTTCGCCGGTGGAGGCCTTCGAGCTCGGTGCGGGGGAGGACGTCACCGTCACCCTCATCGTCACCAACTCCGACGACGCGGGCGACGTGGACGAGGACGACGCGGGCACCCCGCTCCTGGTCCCGGTGCTCTCCGGCACGGCCGCGGCCTACACCGGCGGGCTGGACCAGCTCTCCTCCTACGAGATCCAGAGCGCCCTCGAGGCCAGCGATGAGCATGCCGGGGTCACCGGCTGGGCTCACGTGCTCCAGGCCGTGTTCACCGAGGACACCGGCGTCACCGGCGCCTACGTCCTGAACCGCAACAACGTCGTGTCGGAGGCCTAGCCCTGCCTCTGCGGAGGTAGGTCTTGGACTGCGTCCTTCCGAGCTTCGCGGCTGAGCTGACCAAGATCGCCGCCTCCGAGAGCAAGAGGCGGCGCTCCGGGTACGCAGCAGCTGTGGGAGCAGCCGCCCCCTTCGCCGCGGTGCAGGCCGCGACCGACTACCCTCGCGGGTGGGTCGACAAGGCGGTCGAGAACCGCGTGCTGGGCAAGCAGAACGTGGCCAAGCTCGGCCCGAAGGTCGCCCCGTGGTCCGTGGGGCTCGGCCGCGCAGCAGGCCGGCTCGGACCCGGCTTGCTGACGACGCCGATCTTTCTCAGCGGCATCAAGGACCTGAGCAACGCGCAGTCGGATGCCGACAGGAAGAAGGGCTACGCCAAGATCCTGGGATCCGGCGTAGCCTTCTCGGGCGGCAAGGGGGCCATCGAAGGTGGCGTCCAGCGGCTCGGCGGGCTCTCGTCGAAGCAGGCCCTGCAGAAGGTCAAGAACCTGGCCAGCTCGCGGATGATCACCGGGAGCCTGGCGGGCGCCCTCACGGCGCGGTCTGTGGCCAACAGCGTGCGCGACGACCGCAAGGGCAAGAAGAACAAGGGCCTGCTCATCCCCGCGGTGACTGGCGCGGCAGTGGGCGCGGGCAAGGGCGGCTTCGACAAGGCCTACGGGATCGTCAACCCCAAGTTCCGCAGGCAGCTCCCCAAGGCCGAGCGCCTGGTCGGGACCAAGAGAGCGATTCCGGCGGCCATGGCAGGGCGCGCGGCCGCGGGTGCGCTGTCCGCTGTGGTGCTCTCCCGCCTGGCCCGTGCGTACATGAAGAAGGGCAAGGAGAAGCAGGCCGCGGTGGAGGCACCCCCTGGACCGGGGCACACCTACGAGCAGGTACGGGCCTGGGCCGCGGACAAGTCGCCGGAAGAGGTGGCGCAGCAGTTCGCCCACACGCACAAGCGCGGGGACCCCGAGGCAACCCCCACTCGACGAGCGGTGTACTACGCCCTGCACGACGACCTCGCCCGGCGGGGGGCCACGGAGCTCCCGCCGCCCAAGAAGCGGGGGGAGGCTACCGGGGTGGCGCGCACCCCCAACGTGGCTCACGCAGCTGCGCTCTCTACCATCCTGGTGGCGCCGGAGCTGGTGTGGCACGGCATGACGCACACCATGGCCCCCGGGGAGAAGAGCCTGGTCATGTCCGAGGCCCTGGACCGCATGATCGCTGAGCGAGGGATCGAGCGGATGAACTCCGGACACCCCTTCTGGGGCACGTCCATGCGGCCCGGGGCCTACATGCGCCTGGAGGAAGAGGCGACGGACAAGGCGACTCGGGAGCTCCTCGAGGTCGCTCGAGGGGCGAACAACTCCGAGGCGCGCAAGCTGCTGGCTGCCTACGGCACGGGGAAGCGCAAGTTCATCCTCGCCCCGGAGAAGGCGTTCCCAGACGTGCTCGCGCACGAGCTCGGTCACGCCACGGCGGGCTCCCTCCGGCAGAAGACGCTCCAGCACCCCATGGCGTCCGTCGTGGCGCGCTATGCTCGCCTGCCCGCCATCGCCCTCCCCATCATCGCCATGGCAGGGATCGGTGACGGCTCCTTCGCGACCAAGAAGGACTTCGAGAGCCGCGCCAAGTTCGTGCAGGGCGTCGGCATCGCCACGGCGCTCCTGAGTGGACCGAACCTGGCAGAGGAGGCGGTGGCCAGCGGGAAGGCGCTCAAGTACTTGAGCCGTGCCGGGGCGTCCCCTCGGCAGGCGACCCTGAAGGCGCTCAAGCGCCTCGTGCCAGCCTTCGGGACCTACGCGGCTCCCGTGGTCTTCCCCTTCGCCGTGGCACACTCCCTTCGTCGCAGAGCCGAGAAGGCTGGGAGAGACGGATGACCATCGCCAAGGATGTCGCAGCGGGCGTAGACCCGTTTGGTGTGTGGACTACGCGCTTGGCTGCTGACGCGGAGCGTGCACGCACTTCGCGGAGGAAGCACCGCACCAAGACGCTGGCCGCAGCGGTCGGCGGCAGTATCGGCGGCGGCGTGGTGGTCCCCTCGGTCGTGTCCGGCGTCATCGGGGCGGCCAAGGGCGCCGGCGGCGGGGCGAGCTTCAAGCAGCGTCTCCGCGGAGCTGCCAAGGGGGCGGTTCGCGGCGCCCAGGCACCGCTCAAGAACCTGGTGCAGGGCGGCAAGGCTCTGCGGACGGCACGCCGGGCGGAGAAGAAGGGCCTGGCAGGCTTGTCGGAGCGCGAGATCGCGCGTACTCGGAAGATGATCGGCAACCTGCGGCTGAGCGACGTCTACGCGCATCGCAAGCACATGAAGCCCACCAAGGCGCTCATGCGCGAGCTGCGCAGTGCCAAGAAGGGGGACTCGCCTGCCCGGAAGCACGTGGTCGAGCAGCTTGCAGGCAAGTACAAGGGCGTGCCCAAGGAGAAGCGCGACGAGATGGGCAAGCTCCTTCTCGGAGGCAGCGGCATCGTCAGCGCCGCCCGGAAGAAGGGTGAGCGGGCCTTCGCCAGTGGCGTGGCCGCCATGGGCATGGCGGCCGGCGTCGGAGGCGGGGGCGCGGCCCTGCAGTACCAGAAGGGGCGAGAGATCGAGCAGGAGACGCGCCGCCGTCTGCGCGAGGCGCGCAAGCGCATGGGTGACGGCGGCAAGGAGAAGCAGAGCACTGCGCTCCCCGCGCTGACCGAGGCTGCGGTCAGGAGTTTTTGGCAGGAGCTCGCCCAGATCGCAGCATAGTTGGCACGTGCCTCGGGTCTCGGGGTACAACGATGAAGACAGAGAGGTTCCCACATGGACAGCATCTACGGACACTTCACGTCGGCCGCGCTCGAGCTGGTGGCCCAAGCAGGCAACGCGGGTGCGAGGGTTCTCGGGGCCTTCGACGGCGAGCTCGAGAAGATCGCGGCGCGCATCCCCCAGGCCCGTCCGGAGTTCGCTCGGATGCGTATCCGGGCGTACCGCCAGCAGGTGCTCGAGCGGGCGGCCAGGCAGCCGAAGCCCGACATGCGCTCTCCCGGTGTCCGTCTCGCAGAGCGGGTGGCGCAGGGAGGCCCCGTGGCCACGCCGCCTGTGCGGTCTGCCCCGGTGCGCCCGCGTTCCGCTCCGAAGCCTGAGCCGGCCAAGCCGGCGCCGGCCAAGCCGGCGCCCGAGCCAGCCCAGGCCGCCCCCGTGGGAGCGGCTGACTCCGCCAAGCCCAAGAAGCCCAAGAAGGACAAGGGCAAGGGACTCCGCCCTTGGCAGGCCGTCGCTGGCGGCACCGCGGTCGCGGGCAGCGCGCTCGCGGGCGGCTACGCACTGTCGCAGCACAAGGAGCGCCGCGAAGACGAAGATCGCCGACGGCGCATCCTCAGCTACCTCCGCTCCCGCCCCCAGCAGCAGTCCCTGTCGCGTCAGCTTCGCGGAGCCTGAGATGTACGACTTCGCGCGCATCATCGACGTCTTCGAGGATGAGCTGGAGAAGATCGCCAGGTTCCGGCACGCCTCCAACGAGGGGCTGCACGTGGTGCAGCAGGCGCTGCTCGGCAACAAGGCTGCGCTCAAGCAGCAGACTCGCGGTGAGGTCAAGGCGCTCGGCCTCGGGCGCTTCGTCCCGTTCACCTCGTCTCATCGCGCGGCCCACCAGGCCAAGCAGAGCGCGAAGTTCCAACGCCGCGCCTACGACAAGGAGCTGGCCGAGGTGCAGCAGGAGGTCAAGCGCCGTGCCCAGGAGGGCAAGTGGGCGGGGACGACGCGCCCCCGGTTCTTCGGCACGACGCCCACCGCGGGTGAGGTCGAGAAGGCCACGCGGAAGGCCATCAAGAACGAGCGGAAGGCCAAGCGGACGAAGACCCTGCGCATGGTGGGCGGCGGTGTGGCCGGTACCGGCGCGGTCGTCGCGGGCGGCGTGGCCGGGAAGAAGTACATCGATCATCGGCGGCGCACGAGGGCCTACGGCGGCTATGCGGGGTACTGATGGTCCGGAGGCGGCGCACCAAGAAGGCGGATGATGAGCTCCAGCTCTGGCAGAGCTGGAAGCAGGCTCCGTCCGACGCTACGCTGACTCCGGTTCTGGACTCGCTGCAGCCAGTCATCCAGCGCAAGGCGCGTGAGTTCTCCACGGCACCCGTACCTCCCGGGGCCGTGCTCGGGGCTGCCAACGAGCTCGCGCTGCGTGCCATCAACACCTACGACCCGAACCGAGGCGCCTCTCTCCGCACGCACGTGGACTGGAACCTGCGCAAGGTTCGCTCCTTCGTCGTGAAGCACCAGAACCTGGGCAAGATCCCTGACCAGCGAGCCTACGGCATCGGGCGGTTCAAGGCTGTCGAGGACGAGCTCACGGAGAAGCTGGGGTACCCGCCGGACGCGCAGACCATGGCAGAGGCACTGGGGCCGAAGTGGTCGGTGGCGGAGGTGCGCCGGATGCGGTCAGAGGACCGCCCGGACCTCATCGCGTCCCTCAACCTCGAGCCTGACCTGCTCCCCGAGATGGAGTCCAGCGCTGAGCGTGAGGTGCTTCGCTACATCTGGCAGGACCTCACGCCGGACGAGCGCACCGTGTTCGAGTACTCCATCGGCGCGAACGGCAAGCCGAAGATGCGTGCAGGTCAGATCGCCGCCATGATGGGGATCTCCCAGCCGAAGGTCAGCCGCATCCGTCGCAAGATCGACCGCAAGCTGCAGGAGCGTGGCGTATGACGTCGGTAGACACCGCGCTCGAGTTGGTCAACGCAGCCGATGAGAAGCTGCAGGCCGACATCACGGCGATGGCGGAGCTGCTCACGTCGACCACCACCCCGATGGAGCGCTGCGCCGAGGATGCCCAGGAGGCGGCACTGGCTGAGGCCGAGGCCATCGTGGCAGACATCTGGGGGGCGTGATGCAGATGATCGCTTCCGGGCTCTCGGGACTGTACCCCTATGACGCGGGTGAGGCTGGGATCGCTGTAGGCATGCCCGTCGCCTTGGCCGCGGCCGCGCCGGGCGCGGTCATCAAGGCAGACGCGGGGGAGCCCGCACGGATGCCTGCCATCGGCGTCGTGGCTCGCGTCAGGGGAGCCCGGGTCTACGTGAGTCGGGAGCAGCCCGTTGCAGGGTACAGTGACCTGACGCCCGGCGCGGCCTACTTCGTGGCCGAGGGCGATCCCGGCACGATCTCGGAAGAGGCCCCGGACCTCGCAGACGGCGGAACCACGCAGGTGATCGGGAGGGCCAGCAGTGCAACTACCCTGCTGGTGTGGCCCGGCGAGTATTCTGCGGTTGATGTGTAAGCGGCAAGGCGCTACTATCTTCACCTACGCACCCCTCCCCCACCAACCTCACCTACAGGAACGTCCCCACCATGTCGAAGCGCGAAGCAGAACTGGAAGCCGAGCTGGCCGCCATCCGGCAGCAGGGCGCCGATGCCGATGCCGCCGCCCCCAAGGCGGACACCCCGACCAATCCCGACCTCGAGCGCCTCCACGCGCGCAAGGCCGAGATCGAGGCCGAGAAGAAGGAGAAGATCGAGGACTTCCAGGCGTACGCCACCGGGCTCCAGAAGCGCTTCGACGAGAAGCGCCAGGCGCACTCCGATGAGCTGAACGGCCTGGACACCCAGATCGCCGAGATCGACGGGGCCATCAAGTTCCTGGAGGGCACCCTCTAGAACGAGGACCTCATGGCCCAGTTCAAGTACGTCGGCCACGAGCAGGGGGTTGACACCCCTGCTGGCGGCCTGATCACCATCCGTGGTCTGAAGAACGCCTTCAATGGCGGCGAAGAAGACAACCGCTTCGAACTCCAGGTGGAGCCCGGGGAGATCTTCGAGATCCCCGACTCCTGGGAGACGGCGGTGCAGTCGCTGGAGCTGAAGAAGAGCCCGACCGACAGCAGCAAGTTGCTGTACGAGCGCGTGTCTTAGCGCGCTTCCGCACCCACAAGCCCCTCTTCTCTTCCCAGTGCCCCTGCACTGACCTCACTCTCAGGAGACTCACATGACTCAGGTCACCCTGGTTCGTCTCAACGCCGGTCGCCCCAAGGTCGTGAACCCGGCCCTCGAGACCGCCCGCCTCGACACCGGCTTCCAGGTCGGCGGCTCCGACGCCTCCGGCGGCGCCACCTACATGTCCATCATCCCCAAGACCGGCGAGTCCGACTCGCAGGTCATGCTCGACATCAGCAACGGGGCCTTCCAGTTCAAGAAGGACGGTTCCGCTTCGCTGGGCGTGAGCGGCAAGACCATCACCTTCCAGGGCGCCATCCAGGTCGAGGGCACCCACACCATCGTCGGCGGCACCACCTTCCGCGGCGACGTGGACCTCGGCGATGACGCTGCGGACACCATCACCTTCGTGGGCATCGTCGACTCCAACATCACCCCCGACGGCGCGGGCACCCGCAGCCTCGGCTCCGCCACGGCCGAGTGGAAGGACATCTTCATCGCCACCGGCGCCACGGCCATCAAGATGGGCTCCGGGCAGGAAGCCAGCGTGGGCTACGACGCCGGCACGGGCCTGAACCTGACCTCGGATCACTCCGTGCAGGTCACCCTGGGCGACGATGCGGGTACCTACGCCTTCAAGGTCTTCGACTCCACCCCCGGTGTGGCGCTGTTCTCCGTCAACTCGCTGGGCGTCGCGGCCTTCTCCGGCACCGTGGGCGTCGCGGGCGACTTCGATGTCAACACCGACAAGTTCACCGTGGCCGCGGCCACCGGCAACGTCGGCATCGGCGGCACCCTCACCACGGGCGATGACAAGGCCGTCACCTTCGGCGACACCGTGCTGACCAGCACCAGCGCCAGCAGCGCCATGGTCGTCACGGGAGACGCCTGGGTGTTCTCGAACACCAGCGGCATCGCGCTCGCCGACAACCTGGGCATCGCCTTCGGCAACATCGGTGGGGCGCCCGACATGGCCGTGTCCTCCGACGGCACCGACGGCTACATCAGCGCCACCAACGTGCTGAACCTCATCGCCAACGGCGGCAACCTGGTCCTGGACGCCAGCGGCGACAGCGTCATCGCCGAGGACGTCTACATCACCGACAACCAGATCGGCGTCTCGGGTGACCTCGACCTGATGACCCTGACCTCCGGCACCCTGACGGTGGCCGGCAACGTGGTCGCCAGCACGGACGGCTACGTCTCCTCGGGCCTCCTGCGCCTCACGGAGCAGAGCAGCGCCCCGTCTCACGTCGCCAACACGGGCCTGGTCTACTCCAAGGAGATCGGAGGCCTCACCGAGCTGTTCTACCGTGACAGCAACGGCACGGACACCGGGCAGGAGATCCAGCTCACCAGCAACGGCTCCATCAACGTCGGCTCCATCAGCTTCTCCCTGGACGATGCCTACAACGACGGCTCGACCGTGACCGTGGACAACACCGACGTGCTCTGGGACATGTCGGTCAACAGCGCGACCGCCTTCAAGGTGCAGGGCAGCGGCGGCAACTTCATCGTCTGCAGCAACGCCACGGGTGCGAACACCCTCCTGCTGGGCGGCGCTTCCGTGCCGGTGGCGTTCGTCAGCGCGATCGGAGGAGCGGACACCGTCCAGCTCGCCTCCAATGCCAACCGCTCCCTCATGGTGATGGGCTCCGGTGGCGAGTCCGCCGGCAAGTCGTTCACCCTGGCGGCCGGTGCGGCCAACCCCGTGGCCTCCGGTGACTTCAACGGTGGTGACCTGATCCTGAACGCGGGCGCCAAGGTCAACGGCGGCACCAACGGCGCGGTCAAGCTGGGCAACGCCTCCACCTCCGTGGTCAAGGTCGAGGCAGCGCTCCAGGTCACCGCTGGGCTGACCCAGACGACGGGCATCTTCAGCGTGGCCTCGGCCATCGCTGGGGGCGGCATCACCATCACGGGCCAGGACTTCGGCATCAACACCGTGTCCAGTGGTACCCTGACCCTCGGGTCGGCGGGCCTGATGGACGTGAACGCCAGCGGCGGGTTCGACCTGGACGTGACCGGCGGCAACTCCATCAGCCTGAACACGGTGGGCGCCGGCGGCAACGTCAGCATCGGGGCCGATGGAGGCACCGTCACCCTGACCGGAGCCAACGGCATCAACCTCTCCGTGAGCGGCAGCAACGAGCTCGACATCACCGCCGGCGTCCTCGACGTCAACGTGCAGTCCTTCACCCTCGACGGCACCAGCGCCTCCTCCGTCACCGTGACGGGCGCGAACCTGACCCTGTCCACGGCGACCTCCGGTACCGTGGAGCTGAGCGGCGCCGACGGCATCAACGTGAACAGCGCCCTGGAGCACAAGGGCAACGTCACCTTCGATGCGCAGACGCGGACGCTCAACGGCATCGAGGTGCGTGACCTGCCCTCCGCCACCACCGCCTACACCAACAACACCGGCGGCGAGATCGCCCAGTACACCGTGGTGGCCGCGACCACCACGGGCGGCGAGATCATCAAGGCCGACAACAGCGCCGCGGCCTCCGCGCGGGTGCTGGGCCTGGCCGCTGCGTCCATCGCAGACGCCGCCTCCGGCCGCGTGTGGGTCCGTGACGGCGAGGCCATCACCAACGGCGCCTGGGCCTGGACCATCGGCACCCCGGTGTACCTCGGCACCGCGGGCGGGCTGACCCAGACCGCTCCCACCGCCGCGGACAGCGTGGTCTACCAGGTGGGCATCGCCACCAGCGCCACCACCATGCAGGTGCAGCTGCAGTTCATCCTCGAGAACTAGCGGCTTCGCGTCGCTGCCTCTCTCGAAGCCCCGCGGCTGCAGCCGCGGGGCTTCTCGCGTTACGGGACCTTCGCGGGAGCGCTCCCCCCGGGCTGACTGGGAGCATCGAAGGCGGTATAGTTGCTCCATGCAAGACGTAGATGCCCCCATCGCTGATATCTTCGAGTTCGTGGATCGAGGTGAGCACGGGCTCGTCCCCAAGCGCATCTCGGGCGTGAAGAAGGGCTTGGCTCTGCGCTACTTCATCGCGCTGCTGCGCGGGTTCACGGCCCGCCGTGGCGGGGTGTTCCGCGCGTACGACGAGACCAACACGCACGCGGGTGAGATGTGCATGGAGGGCGAAGTCCTCACCTTCCGTGTGCTGGGCAAGCCCGTGCTCGGGATCACCCGGAAGAAGGCCAAGGTGCCCGTCCTCGAGGTGGGAGAGCCGGGAGCCTCGTGGCTGGAGATGTGGTGCGGCGATGAGCTGCGCTACGTGTCCCTCACCCCTTCGGGCCGCCTGACGGTCCGCAAGACTCCCCCGGGGAAGGCATGAGCACGCGCCACGCCAAGGTCGAAGAAGCCCTCGTCGAGGTCTTCACGGTGTTCGACCTTGACGGGTACACCCCCGTCTCTGGCCTCACGGCGGACGACTTCGAGCTGACGGTCTACCAGAACGGGGCCGTCGCCGCCGGGGTTGAGTGCGCACTGACCGAGGTGGGGTCCTCGGGGGACTACGTGCTCTCGGTGGCAGCCGGGCTGCCTGCGTCAGGGGTCTGGGTCATCACGGCCTACTGCACGTTCAACGAGGCGCGCTACCGTTCGGTCATCGAAGTGCGCGAGCACGACGTGGACGACATCTTCGACATCATGGTGTCCGGCGGCTCCGGTACTGAGAGCGTGACTGTGCGCATCGTGGACACGGTCCACGACGACACTCCGCTGGCCGACGTCCTGGTCAACGTCTTCAACGAGGACGAGACGGTGTTCGTCACCTTCGGGCGCACGGATGTTGACGGGGAGCGTACCTTCTTCCTTGACGAAGGGACCTACGCCTTGCGGTGCTTCTCGCCCGGGGTGAGCTTCGACTCGGAGATGCAGCTTGTCGTGGAGACGGGCGGCGGTGTCGAAGTCATCGAAGCCGAGGCTACCGTGGTGACCCCTCCGTCGAACCCGCAGCTCTGCCGCTTCTACGCTGACCTCATGCAGCAGAACGGGCAGCCGCTGGCAGACTTCCGCATCAGGGTCACCAACCTGCACAAGCCTACCGACTCCACAGCACTGGCGGTGGTGGACAACGAGGCCCTCTACACGACCGATGCCGCGGGACACGTCGAGTTCGATGTGGTCCGGGGAACGCGGATCCGGGTATCCTTCGTGAAGTCCCGCTTGACGCGTGAGATCATCGTGCCCTCTCAGTCCGTGGCCAACCTGCTGACTGTGTTCGGCGCCGCCTCGGACGCCTTCGCTGTGGTGAGGAGAACCGGATGACCAGCCCGAACCCTACCCTGGTGCGCCAGTCCAAGGCGTCGGACCTGCCCGTGTTGGTAGGGCCCAACCTGCTCATCAACCCTGTGTTCGAGCACATCATCACCAAGCGCGGGGCGTCGGGCACCATGGCTCTCCCCACGGCGTTCTCGGACACCTTCCAGTATGCTCCTGGGTGGTACGACTGGGGCGGGGAGAACTGTGGGAGCCTCGGTCAGCCGAATCCGGCCTCCCAGCAGTACAACCCGTTCCGTGCGGGGGCCAACTGCGACAGCGGCATCGAGATCGAGCAGACGGCCCAGTGGCAGAAGGGCGTCGTCCAGCTCGTGCCGCGGGGAGCCACCCTCAGGGGGCGGCGCATCCGCGTCTCCGGGTGCTACCGCATCCCGACGGGAGGCAACCCGGACGACCTGACGGGCATCTCCATCTGGCTCAAGGGCGCGGTTGTCGACGAAGCCGGGGCCGGCGCCTGGGTCAGCAACACCGACTACAGCATGCAGGAGGACTGCATGCACGTCATCCGGGTCACGACCGAGCTCGACGCCGCGGATGCCGCGAACACCTACGACTCGGGGGAGGAGTTGTTCTTCCGCGCGTTCGACTCCTGGACCTTCGACGGCGTGGACGACTCGATCACGTTCGGCGGTGCGGGGGTGCGCTCGCAGCAGGCGATTCGGGTGTTCCTCCTGAACGGTACCTTCAACGACGACGCCGCCTTGGGTGACGTCGAGGTCTACACCGAGACCCAGGTCGGGGACGGGGCCACCCACTACTTCGAGGCATTCTTCGACGTGCCCGACGAGGCAGGGCTCTTCCCCGAGGACGACGTCTGGATCATCGCCATGCCCGTCTCGCCGGACAGCCAGGGGGACATGACCGGGGACGCCACCATCGTGGTGTGGGGCTTGTCCCTCGAGGTCGTGGTGCAGGAGGCCGAGGGGCAGGTGCTCACCGGGCTCCTCAGTCCCGCGCCCTTCGGCTCCGCGATGGGCTACGGCTCGGGAGGCCTCCCCCTGGAGCAGCTGTACCGCTACCCCATCTACGTCCCTACGATCTACCCGCTGGACGTCCACGGTGCGCCGAAGATCGCGAGTGACTACTCCAACGTCTACAAGCACATCGACGTCGGGGATCGCGAGAACCTGCTCTCCTTCTACGGCAGTGGGTCGGTGGCGCTGGTCGCCAAGCAGCACACGCCGCCTCCTGGGGCGCACATCATCTCGGCCGCGTGGCGCTACGCGCTGGACACCAACAGCGGCTCGGCCACGGCCTCCGAGCTGTACCAGGTCCTCACCTTCGACCCGGCTGACACTGCCACCAAGGCGTCGCAGCAGGTCGTGTGCGACTGGGGCGCGCTCGGTACGACGGGCTGGAAGGAGTGCGACGCTGTGCGCAACCGCGTCGGCATGTACTGGCCCGCGGACGCCGCTGATGCTCTCGAGGACTTCGGAGCGCAGGCTGCGGCCAGCCTGTGGTTCGAGCAGACGCTCACGGGCAACGGCTCGGGACACACCGCGGTGCAGGACGGCTTCATCTACGCTGTCGAGGATCCCCGCCTCGGGCGTGCCTGCTGGAAGAACCCGAGCGGGAGCTGAGTCATGCCTGATGTCTACCAAGGAGTCGTAGGTCGACAGCTGCGGGTACCCCTGCGCGATTCGTTGGGGACCACGGGCCTGGCGCTGGAGGACTTCACCATCTACGCCGCCTCGGAGGCTTCCTGGGTGGCGGATGCGGAAGCTACGCTGGCACTCATCCTCATCGAGGTCGACAGTGAGAACTTCCCCGGGTACTACGAGCTGGCGCTCACGCCTGTGGGCGAGGGCTTGCTCTATCTGTCCGTCGCCGGGACCGATACGCATCACCTGGCGGTGCAGGCCGCCCACGAGGGTGTGGACCTGGTCGGTACGGTGCAAGCTGGTGCGGAAGGGACGTACACCGTCACCGTCGAGGACGACGGCGGGAGTCCGGTTTCGGGAGCGACGGTCAAGATCTACTCGAGCGGCGGGACCCGCCTCGTAGCTCGAGGTACGACCAACGCAGCTGGGCAGGTAGCCTTCGGGCTGCCCACTGGCTCGTACTACGTGCGGGTCTACGTGGATGGCTACGACTGCACCGAGGTGAACCCCACGGAGATCCTGGTAGTGGCTGACCCGACGGTAGACCCCGTGGTGCTCAGCGCGGTGCCGGAATCCCCGCTCGCCGGCGGCAGCGTCACCCTGCTCGGCACGTGCCTGGGGGACACCCTGGCCGACGTGGATGTGCTGTTCGACGGGGAGGTCGTGGCAGCCTCGGCGCTGGCGGAGGGCGGCACGGCCGTGGTGGCCTCCGTGCCCGAGGCTGCTGGAGGGCCCGTGTCCCTGCAGGTACGCAAGCCGGATCCCAGCAACCCGGGGGAGTACCTGGTGTCCAACATCGTGTGGGTGGAGATCGTATGAGGCCCTACCTACAGCACCTCGAGAAGACTGCGGCGCACCCGGTCGTGGCGCGCGCCGTGGAGGCGCTGGTCGGGGCCATCCTCGGCGGCGGTGTCGGCGCAGGCGCGGGGGCCATCACCTACAAGCCCGATGAGCCGAAGACCCTGCGCCTTCCCGACGGCTCGCTCTACACGCGCAAGTTCACGCAGGACGAGCGCAGCCAGCTGCTCGACCGGGCGCTCAAGGGGGCCCTCATCGGGGGTCTGGTGGGCGGCGGTGCTACGGGTGGCCTGGCAGCCCTCATGCGACGCTCCACCGCCCGGAAGGAGAAGGCCGACGCGCCGTACCTGGTCAACAAGTACCTCACGTCGCTGCGTTCGCTGGAGCGCGGTGCCAAGAGGGACGTGGCTTCGGGGCAGCGGCATCTCGGGGATCTGCGGGCAGCTCAGCGCGGGCCCGCGGCAGAGCGTCCGGGAGCCATGCGGCTGTTGGAGGTCCAGGAGCGCATCACGGAGGCCCACCGCCGCCAGCAAGCCATCGACGCGCTCATGCAAGCCGAGAAGGCGCAGTTCGAGGGGTTCCTCGGAGCGGCCAAGAAGGCGCGCGCGCGTTCCCTCTTCGGCGGCCCGCGCTTCATGATCGCCAAGCAGGACGGGGAGAAGCTGTTCCTGCCGGCGCCGACGCGGCACGAGGGCCAGATCTTGCAGCACCTCGGCATCGACAACCCGGCCCTGTCCTTCCGTCCTCGAGGACGGCGGCATGATGCGGTCATCCCGGAGGCGTACTGGCAGCAGCGCCTGCAGGGCGCAGCGAGGTAGCCCATGGCCAACTCGATCACCCTCACGGTCACCCGGCTCGGGACTACGACGGCCGACAACCCGGCGCTGTGCCGCGTGTCCGGCTACCTCCGGGACATTCACGGCAACGCCCTGCCCGGGGAAGCGCTGACCGTGCGCCACGTGTACAACCCCATCGTCGTGGGGACGGACACGCTCATCCTGAACGAGGAGCAGGAGGTCGTTTCGGACGGCAACGGGCTGGTGCAGTTCGACCTGTACCGCGAAGCCACCGTGCGCATCGAGCTCCCCAACAGGGTGCTCGACCTGGTGCGCGAGGTCACGGTGCCCGACGCTTCCAGCGTTGACCTGGTGGCCCTGGTCTTCCCCTACATCGTCAGCGTGGCTTTCGAGGATACGAGCCCCGTGCTGGCTTCGGTGGGAGCCTCGCTCTCGCTGGCGGCCGTGGCCACGTTCTCGGACGGAACCGAGGTCGATGTGTCGGTCCAGGCTACCTACGAGGTCAGTGACTCCGACGTGCTGGCAGACCTCGGGGCGGGTGCGTTCAGTGCGCTGGCGGCCGGCTCTGCGACGGTGAGCATCACTGCCGTCGATACCGACGAGCTCACGCAGTACCAGGACCTCGACGGCGAAGTACTCGGGAGGCTCGACCTGCCGGACATCACCTACCCTGACGCGATCACCGTCGAGGTGTCCTGATGCTCCCCAGCTTCGCAGCAGCGCTCGAGAAGTACGCCAAGGCGGAGCGTCTCTCGGTCTCCCCGAAGGACCGCGTTGCGTGGAAGGCGCGCCTGGCGCAGGCGAAGGTCCCGGAGGGCGACACCCCTTCGGTGGGGCGGGACAAGCAGGGGTTCTACGTCTACACGCACAGGGCGCGCTCGTCCTCCTACCCCACCCCCGGCGCGATCCCCCTGGCCAAGATCCGGTTCGTCGGCTCTACGGGGTGAGGATCGCAGGATAGAATCCCTGCATGACCATCACCTCTGACCAGCTCCGCGCCGCTGTCGAGCAGTACCTCCCCACCACGGTGAACTACGCCGCGGACCCGGACACGGGGGACATCGACAAGGCGGCGGTGTTCGCGCGGGTGCGTCAGGTGCTCAACGTCGCCCTGGCGCTCGATGCCGAGGCGGTGTTCTACCTGGTGCACTTGGCGGTACAGCGGCTGGTTGAGCAGGTCGAGGAGACCCAGGCCATCCTGACCACACTGCAGGACAGCGACCACCTGCGCGCCGTCACCCCCGAAGCTCCCCGCGGGATCGCGAGTACGCAGCGACTCCGCGCAGCTCGGTTCCGGGTGTTGCAGGTGAAGGGGAGCATCCGGCGGCAGGGCTCCGTAGGTGCCACCGCATACGCAGCGCTGCAGGACGATCTCATGGGGTTCTTGCAGGAGGAAGTGCACCCCAATGCGCGCAACCGGGCGCTGGTGGCGCGCGCGCTGCGCGAGCAGGCCGAGCTGCTCGATGCAGCCTGGGTGGCTTCTCTGGCTGAGTGCGCGAGTACCTTTGCGGTCTACGACGACTTCGTCGAGCAGGACCTGGCCACGGCCGCGGTGGCGGCGCTGCTCGATGACGTCACCCAACGCATCGTAGAGCTCGAGGCACAGATCGCGCAGGCATCGGCCGGCGGTGCCCTGGATGTCGAGAGCCTCCTGGTAGACGTAGCTGCAGCTGTGGCTGCGCTGCGCATCGCAGGGAGTCCCCCGAGCATTGCGGGCACGGTGACGCGGGAGATCGCAGCCGACGGCTCCACGGAGCCCGACTACCGGCTCCTCGAGGGGACAGCTCTCACCAAGCCCCCGTGCATCGTGGACGAGGGGACGGGTTCGCTGGATATCCTCCCCCTGGCGGCGGCGGATAGCGGCGTTCCTGTCGACGACGGCGACGGGGACCTGACCACGCCCACGTATCAGGATGCCTCCGCTGATTTCGTGGCAGCGGGCATCGTTGCAGGGCACTACCTCACGGTGGTGGTGACGGGAGCGAGCTACCGCATCACGCAGGTGACCGAAACGGCGCTGGAGGTCGCCCCCGAGATCCCTACGGGCCTCAGCGATGGGCGCTACGTGGTTACCGAGGATGTGCCCGGTGCGCGCTTCGCTGCTGAGGCGGGCAGTTTCATGGCGTCCTACTCGGGAGGGGCCACCGGGACGTCGGCGCTGCTCTCCGGCACCGCGGGGGCCTTCGTGCGCTCCGAGACAGGCGGCGCGGATGGAAGCAATCTGCGGACGCGCGGCAGTGACGGTCAGGTGCTGGCCGAGTTCTGCGCGGGGAGTGCCGGGGAGATTGACTCCGGAGCAGACGACACGCTGTTCACCGACGCGACCGCGGCCTTCGTCACCGATGGCGTTTCTCCGGGTGACGTGCTCCATCTCGATGATGGAGACCCAGGAGACTACACGGTCAGCGCAGTGTTGTCCGAGACCGAGCTGACCATCGCGGAGACGTTCTCCGGTACCGCGAGCGGCATCTCCTGGCAGGTTCACCAGGCGGGCGATGTCTTCGTGGCTCCTGGAGCCGGGCTCATCGCTGCGGGGGTTGCCCCCGGGCACACCATCACGGTGGCTGGGACCGACTACACCGTCTCCGATCTGCTGAGCTCGACGAGCTTGCGCATCACGGGGACGTTCCCGGGGGCGCTGGCCGCGGCCGAGTGGTGCGTGCCCCTCGACGCGGACGAGTTCACCACCGCGGAGGCCCTGGCTGCGGACGCGACCTATGTGCTCGAGATCTTTGGCACTGGCGGTGCGCTGGACGGGGTCTACGCCATCGCGTCGGTGGCCGGGCGTGTCGTCACGATCAGCGAGGACTTTCCGGTGACCGGCTTCGACGCCGTGGACTGGCTCGTCTACGAAGCGGATGGCTTGACCCAGCAGTTCGTGCAGACCGATGAGGACCTGCAGGCCGCGGGTATCGCTGCTCTCATGGAAGATGCCGACGGCCGGTGGCTCACCACGCGCCTGCTGGTCGGGGCTGCCGAGTACGCCGTGGCGCGCGTCGCCGACACGGAGACGCTGCACGTGGCTGGGCGAGCGGCGCCCACCGCTCCCGGGGCATGGACGCTCTGCCTGGGCAGCACGACGCGGACGCTGCGCGACAGTGTCAACAGCCCCTTCGGCGCGCACGCTCCTGGGGACGTCGTGATCCTGAACCCCGGGGCGAACAACGAAGCGGTCTCCACCATCGCCGAGGTGGTCGCCGCTGACGAAGTGCTTCTCGGCGCCCCCGTACCGGCAGACCTGGGCGGGGTCGACTACCTGGTGGGCACCTCGGTCACGTCGGGGATGGACCTGGTGGTGCGCGGGAAGCGAAGCCAGATCCGAGAGGTCATCAACGGCACTTCCCTACGCGTCGATCCGCCGTTGCCCCTCTACGTCGGAGTGGACGTACCCTACCTGGTGGTGCCCCGCGGTGCCGGGTTGACCACGCGCAAGTTGGTGGACACCTCCAGCGTGCTCACGGATGATCTCGTGGGCTGTGAGCTGCAGCTGATGCTGGGTCGCCCGTGGCGTGCGGTCGTGGAGGCGGTCGACGGAGACGAGCTGTTGCTCGACCGAGAGGTGCCGTCCGGACGCCGCGAGATCCCCTACCGTGTGCTGGCCCTGGCTGAGGGGACGGCCGAGATGGTGCGTGTGCCTGCAGTCGGCGCCGAGGTGGCCGCAGGAGACCTCTTGACCATCTGGGGGGATGGGACCGCCTACACGGTGGCCAGCGCTCCGACGGGCACCGGGATGCCGGTGACCCCCCAGGTCCCGGCGAACTACGCAGGGCGCACGCTCATCACGGTGCGTGGAGGTGCGCAGAGCTACGGGCGCTACCTGCTGTTGGTGCACGCGTATGAGGCGCTCTCGCTGGATACCGAGCTCGCCCAGCTGCGGCTTCATCTGGCTGAGGTGCTGACCGACTGGGGGGTTGATCGGACCGAGGTCACCGTCGGCGACGCTGGAACCGTGACGCCGGACGGGGACGCCGACGGGGTGTCTCCGTACTTCGACGCCCCCGCAGCGGACTTCATGGCCGCGGGGGCTCGCGCGGGCGATGTGCTCACCGCGGTGCTGAGTGTGGACGGGACACCCACGCCGACCGAGACCTACGTCACCGAGGTAGCCTCAGCGACGCGCCTCGAGGTGGCCCCCGAGCTCGGGGAGTACCCGGTCATCACGTGGGTGCTCGAGCGGTCGAGCGTGTCGTGCGCGCTCTACGAGTGCTCGCGGCTAGAGGCTCAGCTCACCCAGCTCACCGGCGTGCTGGGAGGCTACACCACGCCGAGGTGCCCCGCCGTGGAAAACGTGCTCACGTTGCTCAGCGACCAGGGCATGGACCGCGCAGCCGACTTGCTGCGCAGCGGGGACATGGAGGCGTTCGCCGCGCTGACCGAGAACGACACCAGCTACGCGAGCGCTGCGCGTACCGCGGTCCAGGAGGTGGGCGCGAGCACCCAGGACGGCACGGAGAGCAGCGCTACGTCCGCGACGGCCTATTCCCCGTCTTCCGGAACCTCGCAGGAGATCGATATCCGCTCGAGCCTGTCCTCCGGGGCGGAGTTCTTGTCAGGGGAGGACCGCACGGCCACCGCACACAGCACCAGCGTGGACGAGATGCGCAACCGGGCGGTCTACGAGCTCACGGGGGAGGTTACCAGCTCCGCTGTGACTGACCAGGATGCTACGCTACCCTGGTTGGCCAAGACGGGCTCACGGTCTGCTCGGATGAGTGCTCGCCTGGCTGAGATGCGTGCAGCTCTGGAGTACATCCGGGACCACCCGGAGGAGTTCGAGAGCGCGGAGGTTTCGTGAGCTACGACATCCAGACCATCTCCTTCGTGGACTCGCTCGCGGTGGAATCGATCACCGAGGTAGCTGGAGCGTCCCCCCGGGCGCTGCGGGTTGTGGGGGAGGGCTTCCGCTCCGCACAGCGCCTCGAGGTCAACGGCTACTACGTGGACACCTTCACGGTGGTCAACGACAGCTTGATGCTGGTCTACCCCGGCGCGGCCTTTGACTCGATCGGGACGGCCGACATGGTCATCTACGTCCTCTCGAGCTCATGGACGCGTGCGCGCAACACGCGCATCGTGTTCGGCCCCACGTCTCACGTGCGGAAGGTGACCGGGCTCTTGAAGCTGGCGCAGCAGGTGCTGAAGGTGCTCATCTCGGCGCCGGGGTCGAACAGGTTCAGCCTGGCCTCGGGCGGGGGCCTGACCTCCATGCTGGGAGCGAGCCTCTCGCCCGACGACAAGCCGGCGATCGCGGCCACGGTGGCGCAGGCGGTGGCCAGCACGCAGGAGCAGTTCGTGGCAGCCCAGACCGGCCGGCGCATCCCGGCTGACGAGCGGCTGATGGGGCTCTCGCTCCGCGGCGTGGCGTTCAACCCGGTGAGCATGGAGGTCGTTGCGTACCTCCGCCTGCTGTCGTTCGCGGGCCGCTCGGTCGACATCCCCCTGACCCTCTGAGGCACACATGGCTACCAACGTCGAGACCCTTCTGCAGGAACTCGTCGCCATCTACGACGACACCATCGACACCGGCACGGGGTCCTCCTTCCACTCCCAGGTCATCACGCCGCTGCTGGCCCGCCTCGGGGACGACCCGCTGTCGGTGGATGCCGAGGCGCTCATCCAGCAGGTGGTGGAGGAATACGACGACACCATCGATACGTCTGACTACTCGGACTTCCGGGACCTGGTCATCCGGATCATGTCCATCATCCAGGAGCCGCTGCGGCGCGAGATCGCTGGGATCAAGGTCGGGCTGAGCCTCAACGACTACGAGGCGGCGACGCGCGCCGAGGTCGATGCCCTGTTGGGCAACTACTTCACCGCTCTGGGAGAGGGCGGAGTCGCGACGGGCACCGTGCGTGTCTGGTTCTACTCCCCGCAGTCGGCCACCTTCTCCACGCTGATGCGGTTCTACACGGGCGGGGGGTTGAACTTCTACCCCAGCGCGACGCAGAGCATCAGCGCTACCCAGATGAGCTTCCAGCAAGCCGGGAGCCTCTACTACGCCGACGTGACCGTCACGGCGGAGGCGCGGGGATCGGACTACAGCGTGGGGGCCGGGGCGATCATCGGCGTGAGCGGCTTGGCGGGAGTCGCGCGGGTGAGCAACACGTCGTCGTTCGCTGTGGTGGCTGACGACGAGACCAAGGCGGAGGGGGTCGAACGGGCGCAGACCTCGGTGACGCAGCGTACGCTGGCCACGCTGCAGGGCATCGGCTTCGTCCTGGACGAGAGCTACAGCGCCTACGCGCCGTTTCAGGTCATCGGCAAGGGCGAAGACGAGATGGAGCGCGACATCGTCTGGGGACCTGCGATGGTGTCCGGTCTTCCCGGCGGCATCGTCGGCGACAGCCTTCCGTCCGTGGGCGCCGGTGCCCACATCCACATCGGAGGCATGACCGATGTGTACGCGTACCAGCCGACCCCCGACACGGGAACGCTGGAGATCGCGGACATCACCGACTGGGGCGTGCGTGTGGCTGCGGGGACGCACGGGTACACCCAGGCAGGGGGAGCTACGAGCATCTGGCGGGATGACCACGGGCACTTCGCCACCAAGGGGGTGGCTGCCGGGGACAAGCTGCGCCTCGGAGCTGATCTCTATGACATCGACGTGGTGAGCGAAGGCGAGCTCGAGATCGACGGGTCGCTCGACGGCTCGATGTACGAGCAGACCTACGAGGTCGTGCGGCAGTATGAGGGGTACATCGACATCCCGCTGTTCGACCTCGTGGCTCTCGACAGCTCGGGCGAGGCTGTGCTGGATGACGACGACAACCCGGTCCAGCCGACGCCGGGGGATCCCGACCTGGGGCAGCTACTCGATGAGCTCGGCGAGCCCGTGGTCAAGAGCGACAACATCTGCGAGGGGAACCTGCAACTCCCGCTGGTGGCCCCAGTCTCGGTGCAGCATCTCGACCCCCTCACCCTGGAGGCCACGGGGACCTACATTCCCTGCTGCGACGTGGTGCTGGTGACGACGCCGGCGGGGTTCACCGGCGGTGGGCCGGCGGCGAAGGCTGCGGGCTTGGTGCGCGTGTTCTTCCGGGAAGCGGTCAACGCCTGGGCGGACTGGCTGACGACTCGCTTCACCTACCAGACGAGGACGTTCCGCCCTGTGCGGTTGACGGGCCCCACCTACACTGCGCGCATCGCGGATGTGGGAGGCACGCTCACGCTCATCCTCGAGGATGACTACACCGCGGAGTTCTCCGGCGGCTGGCGCTTCCTCTTCGACGGCACGGTGTGGGAGGCCTTGAGCCTGACCGAGGTGGCGGGGGAGACGCACGTGACCACGAGGGTCGAGCCTGCGGCGGCCAAGCCGTCGGCGACGTTCTCGGCACTCAAGGGGGTGCTCGAGGCCGACATGCAGCAGGACGAGGACACGGGGCTCTACTACATGGACGTGCTGGTCGAGGCGCTGCTCAACGGGGCCGCGGGCAACCTGGCCGCGGACACCGAGCTCGCGGTGACAGCGTTCAAGGCCGAGGGGTGGACCGTCCACAACCTGAGCGCATCCGATGCGTTCAGCACACGAGAGAAGGCCTACCTGCGGCTGACTCGCTGGGTCAACGACGACGTGGATCTCGAGGATCCGCTGACCGCGCCGGCGGTGCAGCTCTACTACAGGTACGCGTCGGGCTTGAGTTCGCTGCAGGACTTCGTCGAGAGCGAGGACGAGCGCTGCGTCGGAGAGGACATCCTCATCAAGCACTACCGCCCGCTCTACGTCGCCGGCGACTTCCTGGTAGGTGGCATCACCGAGGAAGCGGCGGGAGACCTCCTGGAGGAGACCATCAACGCGGTCGCGCCCGACGACGGCCTCGAGGTAGCTGACCTGGTAGATGAGCTGAAGGGAAGCGCCACGCGGGTGCGGTCTCCGCTCACCCTGGTGGCCTTGGGACAGGATGCCCAGCGCAGGTGGACTGCCGAGGTGGTCGACGACACGGTGAGCACCACGCGCATCCAGCACCTGGTCTACGATGCCGAGAGGACGACCATCACGGCGGAGTAGGGCAGGTAGGGCAGCGGTAGACGATGCGGCCGCTCGCGTTGACCTCCGGGGCCATGAGGCGCTGGCAGTCAGGGCAGCGTTCGGGCTCCAGCAGGCTCTGCAGAGGCTGATGGTCTTTCAGGAGCTCCGCGGCCAGGCTCGGGGGGAGCGCTCTCGGCTTCTGGGTCGTCACGGCGGCCTCCTTGGATGACCCGAAGGGTGGGTACTCCGGGGATGGGATATGCTAGTTTCCTCGCGGCCGCAGATACTTCGTGTTCGAGGTAGGCTGGGTCCACGTCCCCGCTGGCGCGGAGCTGCTCCAGGACGAAGGAGAGGTAGTCCAGATGGTCGCCGCAGAAGTTGAACCGCAGGAAGTCCAGCTCTTCGGGAGGCTCCACGGCGCTACTTCGGCAGGTCTTCGCGTTGCAGGTGAACATGTCTGAGCTCAGCACCACCGCACTGGACAGGAACGGCATCCAGCGGCTCCTGAACGATAACATCAGGGACCTGCAGTTCGTGGATGTCAGCTCGTCCGAGTTCGCCAACCCGTCAGCGGGCTACACGGGCTACGCAGCGAACGGCTACTGGTACTTCCAAGGAGCTCTACGGCCGCTGGAGGTACCGTACAAGGCGCTGTGGGCGCAGGAGGGCGAAGGCGCCCCGTCGCTGCACCGGGGGGATCTCGACTCCTTCCCTGACCGCATCCTCGTGGTGACGACCGACGTGGAGGTGGTGCTGCTCGACGCCGACAGCCTCGACGTGTGGATGCGCTTCGTCCTGCTGCTCGGACCGGCTGGCGGCGCCTACGGCAACTTCCTTGGCGGGCCTGCCACCGAGATCTACCAGGCCAGGTTCTGCGAGGGTTACCTGGTAGTAGCCACCAGTGCGGGACTGCGCGTCGCAGACTTCCGCCAGGATAGGGGGACGGTGCACGCGCAAGGGGACTCCATGCGCTCGCGGTACAAGGACGACGGGGCGCCCTACGTCGGACTCTCGCTGCGCAACGCCGATGAGTACCTCGAGTACGCCCCGCTGGCGGCGTCCGCTGACCTGGCTGACGACGTGACCTCTTGCTGTGCCGTGGCTCCTGTGGGGGACTCCGTTGTCGCGGCGCTGGGGACCCCGACGGGGCTCGCAGCGCTCGTGCTCTACGAAGGCGCTCTGGGGGTACCAACAGCCAAGACCCACGCGACGTTCTCGCAAGACTACGCAGCCTCCGGCGGGCGCGCGCTGGACGACGCTGACGGCGACGCGGTGACGCCCTACTTCACGGACGACCCGCGCACGTGGGAGAGCGATGGAGTGCGCCCGGGAGACGTGCTCGCGCTGCCAGGGAGCTCCCACCGGGTGGTCGAGGTGACCGACCAGCACCTCGAGGTGGTACCGGAGCTCTCCGTGACTGCGCTGGAGGACGACTACACCATCTTCCGCCCGGTGTCTGCCGTGCTGGTGCGCGATGGCGGCGTGCTCTACTACGCGAACGGCACGACGCGGGTGGCGCGAGAGAGCACCGAGGACTGGTACACGGGCCCGGGCTTGCTGGACCCCTTCGGGGCGTCGGCCAACGGGGTGCCGCTGCACAGCTTGGTCACCGCGGTACACTGCATCGTCCCGCGAGGCACGGACTACTACGTGGGCACCGACCTCGGTGTGTTCTTCGCCCCGGATGCGTCCTTCGACACGCAGACTGCCGCCGAGCTGCGCTACGCCGCTTCCGAGGGCAGCGTGGCGGTCACCTACCCGGTCTTGGAGGGAGTGATCAACGAAGTGGTCGCCCTGGCAGTCGACCCGGAGACCGGGCACGTGCTGGTGGCCGCCACGGACGAGGCGGCCTCTTGCGTGACCGAGATCGACGTGAGCATCCACCAGGCGTTCCGCTACTTCGCGACCGACGACCTCGGGGGAACAGTCAACGCCCTGGCGGCTTTCCGCAACCCCCAAGGCCCGCCTGACGCGGAGGTGAGCTGATGGCGTACGTTCTGGGAGGATCGTTTGGCGGGGTGTTCGAAGCAGCCTCGCTCTCGGTCATCGAGCAGCAGTACGATCCCGTCTACGGGACGGCCATCGACACCAGCTTCCTCTGGAACCTCTTGGGGAGCTACTACCGCACGGTCATGGCCGATCACGAGGTGTTCGAGGCCGTGTGGGACGCCATGCTTCGCGTGCAAGCGGCGGACCTGCTGCACCTCTGGGAGGTGGACTACTCCAAGAGCCTGCGAGACGTTCCGGTCTACTCGCAGCGGATGTGGCTGAAGTACGAGTTCATGCAGGACGTGGCGTTCACGGAGGACCCGGGCTTCCTCGAAGCGGGGACGCCGGACATGTTCGCCTACGGGAGCAGTGAGCTCGCAAGCGTCTGGACGAACCGTGCGGCGTTGTCCGATGGAGCTTGGCTGGAGCTGCGGGGAGAAGTCACCGAGGCGGCCTCGCTGGCGTGGACTGCGCGCATGCGGTTCGACGCGGTGGAGCGGCACGGGACGGCGCTGTGCGGCTACGGCAGCTCGACGGCGACGGGCATGGCAGGGATGATCCTGGCGGGCGTCGTCGGGGACTCGTCCAGCGAGGATGCCCCGTACCCGGTCCTCGTGCACCTGGATCCCGCCGGCGGGTTGACCTACCGGAAGGCCGCTGCCGTGCTGTCGACCGAGGTCGAGTACGACTTCGTGGTCGCCTACCGGGCAGCCGATGGCGCCCTGACCCTCGAAGTGCTCGAGGTAGAGGCGGTGAAGGTCTCCGGGGTGAGCGGGTACACCGGGGACGAGAACGAGATCTACTCGTCGGAGTTCGCCGATGACACGGCCGAGTTCGTGTCGGAGGGGGTCGTGCCCGGGGACTACCTGGTCTACGCCGGTACGAGCTACGAGATCCTGACGGTGACGGAGACCACCCTGACCGTCACCACCGGCCTGCTCCCCGCCAGCGCTACTGGACTGAGCTACGAAGTGCGCGGAGCGCACCAGGTGGCGGCGTTGGCCATGACGCTACCGGCAGTGGCGGCTGACCCGGGGTTCACCGTGGACAGGTTCGGTACGTGCGCGTTCGACTTGAGGCACCGCGCGGCGGGCTTCATAGGGACCGTGGCTGTGGCGAATCGCCGGCGAGTGCGCGGCGCCGTGACTGGACTGAGCTACTTCGACCCGGTCGACGCCAACACGGTTGTCTCCGTGCCGTTGCTGCAGGACAAGGTGGGCGCCCCGACGGCGATGCTCTACGAGGGCACGGACTTCACCATCCAGGACTCGGTGTTCCTCTTCCAGGAGCCGCCCACGGCCGCCTGGTGGGCGCCGTACGCTCGCTACGACGAGGCCTTCATCGAGAACAACTTCGGCGTCGCCGTCGGCTTGTCGGAGGCGTCGTCCGAGGACTACCTGGCCAAGGTGCGCGGCCTCTTCTACGCCTACTACAAGGGCCCCACCCCCGCGGCGCTTCGGACAGGAGTGCAGATCATGCTCGGGCTCCCCATTGCGGCGAGCGCGGGCGCAGTCGAGGCGGTCAACCCGAGCTACTCGGGGCAGTACGGGCAGATCGTGATCGGCGGGAAGGGGTACCTGTACCCGCTGGCTGTGGGGACCGACCTCGTAGTCGGGGACGAGGTGGATGCCTACCAGCCGCTCTCCCTTGGCGTGGAGATCCGGGACTGGCTGAGTCACCCCGAGTGGTTCCTTCCCCTGGGGCTCTCGGAGATCGAGAAGTACCACACCTTCTGTGTGCTGGTGAACCTCGATGCGTTCAACACCGCCGACCTCACGCAGGCCGCCAGCTTCGTCGAGCGGCTCCGGCCTACGTGGAAGTCTGCCCTCTTCGTGGGCTACAAGGAGGTCGCGGACACCATCGATATCGACGACAGCATGACGGTGGCCATCGCGTACACCTTGGTGGACACGCTGTGCTCCGGTCCCCTGGTGGCCTACGACGACGCTGAGTGGGAAGGCGACGAGGCCGACTGGAGGTTCGACCAGGGGGAGGTTGACTGGGAGGCCACGAGTGCGGCCATGCGGGGGAGTGCCGTGCACCGTACCAAGGTGCTGACGCTCGGACTGTACGGCCCTGCTGGGCAGCGTGAGCGCCTCTCGGGAGTGCTCACGCTCACGGATGCCAGCGCGGTGGTTCTGGGCACGGGTACGGCCTTCCTCTCCGAGATCGGAGGCCCCGGCGCTGTGGCGGACACCTACCTTCTGTTCGAGGACCCGGTGACCGGCGAGCTCGCTACCTGGTGCCGCGTGCTCGCCGTGCTCGACGATGAGACCCTCACGCTCACCGCGGCCTTCTCGGGAGACACCGGGGACTACCTGGCCGCTCTCGGGGATCCTGACTACCGCAAGGTCTACTTCGACCAGTACCACGAGCTGCATCCGGAGGAGCGCCTCACGGTGGTGCTGGGAACTTCCCCCGGCATCGCGGAGACCATGCTGACCGGGAGAGCCAGCTGCGGCGTCGGGGAGACCTGGCTCCACGGAGAGCTGTCGGACTGGCTGGCAGAGATCGGCAGTGGAGCCGTGGTGGACAAGTACGTCGTCTTCCCGGACGGGGAGTGGGTGCGCGTGTCCTTCGTGGACGACCCCGAGTCCGCTACGCTGGCCTCCCCCGCGCCCGCGACGCACACCGAGGTGCTCATCTTCTTGGCAGACGATGTGCTCGCCGGGACGCTGGACTTCCTCGCCGGCAGCGCCACGGTGGCGACGACGGACAACCTCGTAGGCGTCGTGGCCCCTGGTGACTGCGTGCAAGCGGTCCCCGGGAGCGGGCCGGTGGTCGAGGTGCAGAGCGTCGCGGCCGGAAGCCTCACGCTGGTGGACGACTACCCGGGCGCCGACGCTCTCGGGACCAAGGCCATCAACCGGGGCGCGTGGTCCGACGTCGTGACGGGGCTCGGGGACCTCACAGGGTGGTACGGGACGGCTGGAGGGACTGCCACCTACCAGGTGCCCGAGGAGTCCCCATGAGCTTCCTGAAGCCCCTGGTCGACCGCCTCCGACCGCGGGACACCGTGCAGGTGTTGTTGAAGAAGGACGGGAAGCCTGTCGCCGCGGCGTACGCGGATGATAAGGTGAAGCACGCAACGACCCCGGAGAAGCCTGATGTTCGCCCTCATCGTTAAGGCCAGGTTCTGGCTGCGGTCTCTGGTCAAGGCTGGCCAGGCGTTCGTGGATACGCTGAAGCCCAGCGGTCACGTTGAGGTCGTTCTGCGGTACGCAGACGGCCCGTTGGCGGGGCAGGTGGCCCGCGTGCTGCGCGGACGCAACGTGGTGACGGGGTTCGTGTCCTTCCCGGCGACGCCCCCCTACTCGGGGAGGGACATCGTCCGGCGCCTCATCGTTCCCGCGGCCCAGGCCGGGAGTCTGAGCACCAACGATGACGTCACGGTGCAGTACTGTGAGCTGGGCGACGGCACCGCCGCCGAGACCGCAGCGGACACCGACCTGCAGTCCGCCATCTCACCGAGTACCCTGAAGGCACTGGCCGAGGTGGAGTACGACACCGCCAACCCCTACGTCACCTTCATCTTCAACTACGACGAGAGCGAGGCCAACACGGAGATCTCCGAGATGTGCTTGCGCTCTGGTTCGACACCTGCCGACTTCTGGGCGCGGAAGACCATCACGCCGTTCACGAAGACCTCGGAGTTCACGATGCAGGTGCGCTGGCAGATCCGGGTGTAGCGCATGAGCATCTCCGACAAGCTCAGTACCCATGCCGAGATGACGGCGGACCTCGAGTTCGTCCAGTACCTCGAGCAGCTCGTCTCGGGCTCCGAGGCATCCGGCACGGGCGTCAACAGGTCGCTGGAGCGCCTGGCCTACGGGCTCGACGCGCTGCTGGATACGGTCCAGGGGACCAAGGGGCTGTTCATCACGGGCGGGGGTGTCATCGCCTGGAGCCATGCCACCAACCAGCTGACGTGGTCGGCCCACATCTACTTCTACTTCCCCCACGAGCTCGGCGGCGCCGCCTGGAATCGCCTCCCCGTGGGGTCGAGTCCTCTCACCATCGACGCTTCCGGGAAGGTGGCCTACGTCGTCTTTGACCGTACGACGGACGCCAACGTGGCATCCGTGGGCGTGGCGAACAGCATGGCGGCGTTCATGGCCACGCTCTCGGGGGACAAGGACCGCCTGGACTACCATCCTGTGGCCTACCGGGACGGCGACGACCTCATCCTGTGGGACGGCCGTAGGGTGCGCTCGGGCTACTCCCTCTCGGTCAACGGCTTCCGGGACACCCAGTATGCGCAGCAGACCGAGGTCACGGCCATGCGCGCCCGGGAACGGGATGACCTCAAGCTGAGGCTGCACGGCGGAGGTACGGTCTCCTGGGACGAGGGTACTGGGGAGCTCGCTTGGGACGGCCAGCTGCACATCGCCTTCCCCCACAAGAGCGGGGACAACTACATCCCGGCCGGGAGCGTGACCCTGACTGCGGGTGACGTGGCCTACGTGACTCTGAACAGGGCGCCCGGGGGAGGGAGCATCGATCTCGGAGCCCCTACGGTCGTCGCAGACGGGTCTGTCCCCGACGGGGACGGGCAGGAGGATGTCTTCGTCATCGCCCTGCGCGACGCGACAGACGGCCGCGTGTACCTGGCGGACGGGACGGCCCTGTCCGACGGCGAAGCGGTGCTGCTCGGCGGCGTGCGTTCCGGGCTCCAGTGGGCCTACTTCTCTGCGGGGGATGACGCTCAGGTCACGGACCTGACCGAGGGAGGGGCCTACAGCAACCGGGCCTATCGGGTTGGCTCCAAGGAGCTGATGGTCTACAGGAACGGTGCGAAGGCTCGCGGGGCGCTGAACTGCTACTGGGCAGGCGGGGTCTACCCCTTCACGGGGGCGCTGGTGGGGACGTACACCGACGAGGACCACTACGTCGAGTACGACGACGGAGACGGCACGGGGTCCAAGATCATCTGGATCGCTGACCTGCAGGCCGTGGCAGAGCCCATCTACCACGCCCCGGGCGCTCGCCTTCCTGCTACGCGCGCGCTCTTCACGTGGCCCAGCACGGACGACTGGCTGGAGGTCTTCGTCGGGCTGCACGGTGAAGGGCCCAGCCCGGTCGAGTCCATCGGCTTGGAGCCCGAGCCGGGTGACGGTCCCTTGGAGGGTGCCGTCAAGCTGAAGGAAGGCACCAACATCACGATGACCTACGAGTTGGCGACGAACTCGATCATCATCTCCGCGTCGGTCACCGCTGGCGTGAACAGCCTCTCCGTGGATGGCGGAGACCAGCGCACGGGCAACATCGATATCGTCAGCGGGCCGGGGATCGAGGTCGTCGACGGCGAGACCACGTTCACCATCAACAACCTCATCACGTCCCTGGCGGACCTGACCGGGGTCGATGCAGACCTCGAGGATGCCATCCTCGATGCCGGGGACTCTCCCCTGGGTACCTTCCCGCCCAGCGCGGACAACCCCCTGGTGACCTACGAGGGCCTGCTCGCGTCGCTGGGCGTGAGCTCGACGACGTCCCCTGTGTGGGGCTTCGACGTGATCCTGTTCACGGCGGATGCAGTCCACCTCGGGATCGGTGCGGTTCACCTCGACGGAACGGTCTACCAGGCAACCGCCGCCCTCTCGGTCGAAGTCTCCGACGTCGTGGCCGGCGAAGCTGTGCTGACCGACGACTGGAACTTCATCTACGTGGGCTACGACGAGGGCGCCGGCGCGCTGGCGGGCTTCGTCTCGCCGACGGCCCCAGGCCTCGGAGGGCTGCACCCATCGCCGCCCGGGGACTACGCTCTGCGGTGCCTCACCAGCGTCTACGTGACCTCGGGCAGTGAGTTCAAGCGGGGGGTGAAGCAGGGCGGCTGGGTCACGCTCGAAGACCCGGTCAGCACCGGGACGTCCGTGGACATCGCCGGCGGGAGTGCGCTGAACGACATCGGCGCGGCGCTCCCCGACGGCGGGAGTCACGTGCCCGCTGTTGCGCTGCGCATCTCCCTCCTGCTGTACAGCTCGGGGAGCCTTCGGCTCGGCTACGACGGCTCGGAGGGGACGGACTACACCTACGTCTACCAGGGCGGGGATGCTGGGGAGTACGTCACCTACGACATCAAGACCACCATCGGAGCTGAGCGGAAGGTGCGGACGATCCTCAACGCTCAGGTCAGTGCCCAGCTCGGCTACTGGCTCGTCGGGTATGCCGAGAGCTTCCACGCGTTCGGGGACTGGAGGTAGACATGACCGGTGGTGGACTGAAGCGCGAGCAGACCGCATCGGCGGAGAGCACGCAGAACACGCGGCAGGACAGGAACCTCTTCATCACCGATGGCGGGGTGTTCACCTGGGACGCCTCGACGGGCATCGTGGAGTGGGACGCGCCCATCAAGGTGCGCGTAGGCACCTTGGGGGAGCACACCATCCCGGCGGGGAGCCAGCCGGGCCTGGCTTCGGACGGCTTCGCTGCGGTCATCCAGCTCGACCGGGAGGCCGAGGATCCCACGCTCAGCGTGGTGCTCCGGGAGATGGACAACACCACCATGCTCCAGTCGGACACGGGGCTCGTGCTCTGCGTGCGCGCGGCTGACGGGCGGCTGCACTTCCGGGACGGCACGGTGTTCAACTCAGGAGACCAGCGGCGCCTCGGAACCACGCAGCCGTCGGACGTCGAGCGCACCGACTTCGAGTCGGACGGGCGCGCCTGGCCGGCTACCTACTACGCTCTCGGGGACACGGTGATCGCTGGCAGTGACGGCGTCATCTCGGCTGACGGCAACACCTTCAGCAGCGCCACGGGTGGCTTCCTGGCCGCTGTGGCCGAGGGCGACTACGTCGCTCTGCGCGCGTACCAGGAGCACGTCGAGGTCATCTCCGTCGACGACGACAACACCCTCACCATCGACGGCTCCGCGAACGGGCCCTCGACCGGGGAGCCCTTCCGGGTGATTCGGGCGCCTGTCGTCTACTTGACCGGGGCCGAGCAGCTGCGCGTGGAGGTCGGTGGACTGGGCCAGGTCGCCGGGACTCACTACAACGAGGTCGGACCTCTCGGGACCCTTTCTTCGTGGATCCGGTTCGCGAACGGGGAGGAGCCCGGTGCGGGCGAGAGCATCACGGCCTACAACCTGGCAGGCGCACAGGGGCCTGCCGGGCCCGCCCAGTACCAGGACCTCCAAGAGGTCTACGACCATGGTAGCTCCAAGAAGGTCGATACGACGGCGGACGACGAGCCTGTCGTGCTGACGGGTTCGGGAGCGAACCCTGTGATCGAGGTCGGAACCGAGGGCGGAGTCGAGGACCTCATCAAGCTCTGCGCTGATGGCACCATCGAGTGCGCGGGGTTGCGCATCCCAGACGGTACGGGATCCTACTGGGTCTTCGGCATCGGCGGGGCCGCTTCGCTGAGCGTGGCGAACGACGGCGACGCGGACAGCCAGGCCCGCTTCCACAAGACGGGAGGCCTCGGCTGGGGAGCAGGAGACGAGCTCCGCTGGGCCGAGTTCGCGGGGTCCATGAACGCCGGCGGCGCTACGATCATCGCAACGGGCTTGGCGGGCATCAAGGGGTGCCTGCTGCTCCTCGAGGACACGGTCACCGGGTTCCACTACGCGGTGGAGATGCAGCTCGCCGACAACGCCAACCGGCGGAGCGTCGTCTCCTGGGACCCTGCGGGCAATCTCCAGATCTCGGGGGACTGGCTGGTGACCGCTCCGGTAGGGGTCAACCTGCAGGGCGGAGACTACACCCTCATCGTCTTCTACTGAGGTCGCGATGTTCTACTACGTGGTGAACGTGAAGAGTGAGCAGGTGCTGCTGCGAGGGTCGCGCCCGATCACTCCCCGGCAGGGCGAAGCAGTCATCGGAAGTGCGCTGAAGCTCAAGCCGCGAGAGGCGGCGGTGGTGGATGGCGTGATCGTCCGCAAGCCCCCCAGTGAGGTGGCGCAGGAGCGCAGGCAGCATGCCGAGGCCGCAGACGTGGTCGAGATGCAGACGATGCGGGACCTCTCCGAGTTCGAGCAGCTGTACGCCGCTCAGTCGGAGGACATGAAGCGGCTCATCTGCTTGGCCCTGATGCTCCCCCGGGACCTCGTACTGGGCCGCATGTAGGCGAAAGGCGACCCTAAGCAGGTGGAGGGGTCGCCCTTTCTCGGGGCGACCCCTCCGGGGTTGCGGGAGGAGGCAGTACCCGCGCTACTGGTTGAGAGCCGCGGCCTGGCGGAGGATCTTCCGGATCAGGCCCTTCTCGTACATGTGGGCGTAGGGGTCCGGGACACCGACGTGATCGGCCACGCGCTGCAGCTCCTGCAGGGAGAGCGTGCGGAGCCAGTCCGCGGTGATCTCGTCGGGGATCTCGACGTCAGCGGAGTCGCTGGCGGCCGGCTGCTGGACCTGCTGCCGCGGGGCCTCCGGCTTCGGGTCCGCGGGCTGCTGGACGAGCTGCGCCTGATGCGCCGCCACCTGCACGGGGGAGGGCTCGGTGTTCTCGGCGGGCGCGGCCTCGTCCGCCCCGGCGTCGCCGATGAGGTTCGCGACCGCGCGCATGTCGTTCTTGATGTCGTTCGGCACCTCGGCGGGCTCGGCGTGCTCATCGACGAACATCATGAGCGTGGCGATCTGCTCGAGCACGATCTCCTGCATGCCGTAGAGGCTGACGAAGCCGCGAGCGAGCGTGCTGCGTGCCGTGGTGTTGAGGTCGTGCAGGTCGCCGAACATGCTCCGGAGCTCCTCGACCTGGCCCTGCATGGCCTCGGTCAGGCGCCCCTCCAGCTCCTCGAGGGCACCCGCGAGGGCCTCTCCGTCGATGCCCACCTGGACCTGCTGGACCGGCTGCTGCTGGACCTGCGGGGAGGGGTGCTCGGTGTGCGGGATGATGACCTCATCCTCGGGGACCTGCTGCTGCTGCTGCTGCTGGACCTGCTGCGGGACCTGGGCCGCGTCTCCGATGAGCGCCTCCAAGCCCTCGACCAGCTTGGCGCGGTTGCGCCCGGCCTTCTCGACCTGCAGGAGGCTCTGGAGCGCGGGAACGTCCCAGTCGCCCACATGGCGGATGATGCTGGGGAAGCGCTTCCCGAGCAGCTCGTCGTAGTTCGGGGCCGCGGCGGCCTGCTGCTGGGCCTGCGGAGGCGGCTGGACCTGCTGCTGCTGAACCTGCTGCTCCTGCTGCTGCGGGGCCTGGCCCTGCTGCGGGGCAGCGCCGTCGGCCTGGGGGAACACCTGGGGGAAGAGCGAGACGTCGAGCCCCAGCTCGGTCATGATGCTCTCGTCGGCCAGGTCGTTCCGGGCGGCGGCCAGCGCCTCCATGACGGCGTCGGACTTGGGCCACTGGAGCCCGTTGTCGCCTTCCACGATGCAGGCCTTGTAGGAGAAGATGCCCTCACGCTCGGCGTCGATGAGGGAGGCGAGGTCGGCGTTCCTGAACTGGGTGACGGACTTGGCCGCGGCCAGGCCGTTGCCGATGCCGAACACCAGCTGGGCGAGAGCGAGGATGTTCGGGCGCCGCTTGGCGGCGTCGGCGGTGGGGGTGTTGATGTCGATACTCATCTTCTGCGTCCTCTACTGTGGGGTCACCTTGCGGTGGTTGGCGGTGTAGCACTCAACGACGCGGTTGTGCGGGCACTGGAAGCACTCGAAGCCGCAGGTGCTGGCGGAAGGCATGATCTGGGTGTTGCCGTGGGTGAACTCGTAGGTGCGCTCGCGCACTACTTCGAGTGGGTCGGGGGTCTCGATGGGCTCTCCCAGTAGGAGAGCGATGAGGTCTTCTCGGGGGAGCTGCCTGCTGGCCGACGCGTGCCCTTGCATCTGGCACAACTGGGCGATCTCCGTGGTGCTCATATCGTTGACGAGGGTGAAGTCGAGGCAGATTTCGTCCGCCTTCTTCTTTCGCTTCCGGGCCATGGGTCCTTCCTCGGGGAACAGCTCTTCCAGCTCGGCAATCCGACTCTCCATGCGCTCGAGCTGGGAGTGCATGTCGAGTACGAGCCTAACCAGCCGCTCCTGCTTCATGGGGGTCGTCCTCCAGCGCGGAAGGGTAGAGGTAAGCGACCACGCGTGGTCCTTGTGAGTAGGCTTCCCGCTTATGCAGGAGAACGTCGAAGTTATTCCGGTCGCTCAGGCCCACCAGCTTGGCGATGCAGTCCTCTACCAGCTTGATGAGGTTGGACACGTCGACGTTCTTGTAGGGGTGCTTGGTCTTCGCCTTCACGCCCCAGGAGAGGTTGTAGAGGTCTTCGGGGGCGATGTAGAACCAGACCTCGAGGGTGTAGGCCTGCTCCCGCTCTACTCGGATAGCGAGGAAGTCCTTGGTGGACATCCCTCCTTGGGCGGCGAGGAAGGCCTGCCTCCAGTTCCTACCTGCCGTGGTGAGGATCTTGCGTCCCCGGGCCACGGTGTAGAGCTTGTTGACGGACACGGGGAGGGCGGGGAACTGGAAGCAGTACATCAGCGGGGCCTACGCCAGCGCTGGGGGTTGACGACCGGCGCGGTGCGCTCCTGCCGATCCTGGTTCTCGACGTCCTGGGCCTTCCTGGTCTGCTCACGGGAGATGAGGTTGAGGGAGCGCTTCATCTGCTCGAACCGCTCCTGCGTCTTGCGCATGTAGACCTCCATGCGCAGCAGGCCAGCGTCGGCGGAGACGAAGCGCTCATCCATGTCGATCTTGGCGTCCAGCATGGCCGCTGCGATGCCGCAGTCCTCCTTGTAGTAGATCTTCAGCGCACTCTGAAGCACCCGGACAGTTCGGGACTGGACCAGGTGCATGGCCTTGGAGCGCATGTACTCGGCGGACAGGTAGTTGGTCCAGCCGCTGGCGTAGCCGAAGAGCTTGCCCAGTGTGACCAGGTCGAGCTCGGTGACGTCGGCGGGCACGATGGGGTCCCCGTTCTCAGCGAACTCGATGTGGCCCTCGAGGCCAGTCGGGAGCGCGGGGATGGGGAGCCTGTCGCTGATCGCACGTTCGGCCAAGCTGCGGTCGACATCGTCGATGATGTTGTCGTAGATGTCGATGAGCTCGTCGATGCGGACGTTGCTCGGGACGGGGAACGCGGCACCGCCTGTGTGGGACATCAGAACCTCCTCTGCCGCTTGTACGCAGCGGGCTTGCAGGTCCACATGTAGGGGCACTCCCCGCACTTGGACTTGATGTCGATCTGCGGGGGGAGCAGGCCCTGTTGGACCGTCTTGATGATGTGGGCGCAGCGGGTGGCTGTCTTCTTCCAGGACACCCGGTTGTGCGGCGTCACGAACTGCTTCATGACGCCCTCTTCCTTGTTGACGTAGAGGTAGAGGACGCGCTCCAAGCCGAGCAAGGCGCAGTAGATGTTGGCCTGGTCAACATGCTCGCGCTTCGCCTTGGTGAACTTCTTGTAGCTGCTGCCCCCCGCACTCTTGATCTCGTAGCCGAGCACGTCTTCCTGCCCGTCACAGTGCCCGGTGATCTTGAGCTGCTCGTGCTGGACACGCACTTCCTCCTGGAAGGCGTCTCCCTTGGCGATGGCCAGGGCCATCTGCACGATGTCGTGGAGCGCGTGCCCGGCGTTGAAGATGCGGCGCAGGTGCGACGAGATCTGCCCCATCTGACGGATGCCCATGAGGCCATAGGCGATGCGGCGGTCGCAGGGCGTCATGGAGAGCTCGGACGGATGGATGCAGTGCGTAGCCCGCCCCGAGTCCTTGAAGTTCAGGCTGAACAGGTACCTGTCGAGCTCGATGATGATGTCGGTGGTGGGCACCGCCCGGATGCCGTTGCTCGGCCAAGGGTCGGGAGGGCCGAAGCGGTCTGCATCACACTTGGTGGCGTAGGGGCAGGCCGCGCAGTCGTTGTCGGACGCTGTCCCGCCGGGGAAGCCCTCACCGCGCCAGAGGCTCGCCAGGTAGGCGGGTACCTTCGCCACAGCTTTCCCGGCCTCGTCGATGTCCGTGAGCGTCCAGGCTGACCACTTCTGCGTGTTGCGGTCCACCAGGATGACGATGACTGCCTCCGCGCCGAGCATGTGGGCGCGGGCCGCTGCGATGAGCTTGGAGCGCGCAGGGAACTGGGGGAACACCCGGGTGGACTCGTGGGAGAGCATCACGGGAAGTCCGTCGAGGTAGCCCAGGTGCTGTACTTGTACCCCGGAGTACAGCGTAGGAGCTGCGCGAGAGAAGCGGGTGGGGAAGCACGCGGCCAGGTAGCGCTGCACGTGCTCCCCGAACTTGTACTCGTAGAGCCGCAGCAGGACCTTGGCGGGATCCTCGAGGCGGTCGGGTTCTTCCCCGATGAGCTGTAGGTAGAGGCGCCAGCTGCACGGCGTCTTGACGACGTCAGCGACCTCTACCTCTTGGGGGTAGCTGCCGATGCGGCTCAGCACCTGCTCAACGGCTGCTACTGCGTCCACTGTCTGCATGGAATCTCCTGAAGGCGGCTTCCGACATGACCACGGCCCGGGGTTCCAAGGGGATCTCCAAGGGCTCGGGGTAGTCGTGTCGTGCGAAGGTCACACCCCCGCGGGTGAGCGGGAGGGCCCCGCGGTCGGGTAGGTGCCCCTCCAAAGCTGCAGCTCGGGCGAGGACGATGGTGATGTGGGGGTGCTGGGTGAACACGACACGCAGGAGGGGTTCCTCGCCGGCGGCGAGGGCTCCTTGGACGAAGTCAGTCCAGGTGGAGCCCTTCAGCCGGTAGCGGTCGCTGCGAGTACTCTTGTTCTCGACGCGCCACGCGCCGAGCGTCCGGACGTCGCCGTCCATGTTCTCGGCGCCAGAGCGCAGGGTCTCTCGGCCTCCAACCAGGGCGGCAGCTCCCTTCTCGGTAGAGCGCCAGGCCTGCTTCTTGAGGTGCTTGGGTTGTGCCCGCTTCTTGCGTGGGCAGTCGTCGGCGTGGTCGATCCCGTCCAGGATGTTGGCGGTCCTGTTCTTCAGGACGCGCTTGACCCGGACGGGTCCCTCGCGGCCGCACAGTAGGCAGCGGCTCTGGCGCCAGTCGCTCATGCTGTGAGCATCTCCCGGGCACGCTGGGTGACCTTGGGGTTGTCCTTCAGGAAGGCGATGGCGCTGTTGCGCCCTTGCCCCATGCGGGTCTCGGCTTCGTCGAAGGCCTTGCTCATGGAGTACCAGGAGCCGCTCTTGTTGAAGATCCCGACGGACACGCCGAAGTCGAGGATCTCCGAACGCCAGTCGACGCCCTCACCGAAGACGATGTTGACCTCCACCTGCAGGAACGGGGGCGCGAGCTTGTTCTTGGCGATCTTGATGCGCACGCGGTTGCCGATGACAGGGGCGCCGTTGGCCGAAGTCGCCCGCAGGGACCCGATGCGTCGGATGTCGAAGCGCATGGAAGCGTAGAACTTCAGGGCATTCCCGCCGCTGGTCGTCTCGGGACTCCCGTAGGAGACACCGATCTTGTGCCGGATCTGGTTGATGAACACGACGGCCGTCTGCGTCTTGCCCACGAAGCCCGTGATCTTGCGCAGGGACTGGGACATCAGGCGCGCCTGGGAGCCCGGGTGGTGGTCTCCGACGTCTCCCTCGAGCTCGGCGCGAGGGACCAGGGCGGCCACGGAGTCCACGACGATGAGGTCTACGGAGCCGGAGCGTACCAGGGTGTCGACGATCTCGAGCGCCTGCTCTCCGCAGTCGGGCTGGGAGATGAGAAGCTCCTCGAGGTCCACTCCCAGCTTCTCGGCGTACTTGGGGTCCAACGCGTGCTCGGCATCCACGAAGGCGGCGACGCCTCCGTTGGCCTGGCAGTTGGCGATGCAATGCAAGGCCAGGGTGGTCTTGCCTCCAGCCTCGGGGCCGTAGATCTCGGTGATGCGCCCGCGAGGGATACCTCCGATCCCCGTGGCGCGGTCCAGCCCGAGGGAGCCGGTGGAGATCGCGTCGACGTTCAGGGTGATCCCGTGCTTCCCCCGGAGGGTCATCAAGGAGCCTTTCCCGAACGAGGTCGAAGCGAGCTTCACCAGCTGGTCGATGGCCTTGAGGCGCTCCTTCTTGGTGCGCCCCAGGGCCTGCGCGGCTCCCGACACCTTCTGCTCTTGCTGGGCGGCAGCCACTACTTCTTCTCCTCACGCACGGGCTGCTTGCGCTCGCGGACTTCGCCCTTCTCGGGGCGGGACAGCTGCTTGGCCTGGGCTTCGGCCGCGGCGTGGGCCTTCTTCTCCATGTCGGTCTGGACGACACCGTGCTTCTCGATGGTCATGGCGGACTCCTGGTGGGCCTTAGCCCTTGGCGGCTCCCCAGTTCTCCACAGCGGCAGGCTCTGCCGGCAGGGGAACGGGGAGGGGTTGATCGAAGGGACGCTCCATCACGTACTGGACGTACTCCATGGCCTCGGCGTGGGTTTCCCGCGGGCCGCAGAAGACGAGCTCGTCGTGCACCTGCAGGCGCAGGGTCGTACCGAGCTCGTGCACGAGGTAGGCGTCGTTGTTGAGGCGGATCATCGCTTTCTTCACGATGTCCGCAGCGCTGCCCTGGATGGGCGCGTTGATGGCCTGGTTCTCTGCGTGCCCTCGCAGGCGCCAGTTCTTGGCCTTCGCTTTGGACAGCCGCCGCAGGCGGCCACAGATGGTCTGCACGTACCCCTTCTTGCGCGCGTGCTCGATCATCGAGTCCATGTAGGTCTGCACCCCGGGGTAGATGGCGAGGTACTGGTCGATGTAGCCCTGGGCCTCTTCCCGAGACACTACGCGACCCAGCTTCTGCGTGAGCTGGACAGCCAGGCCCACCGAGGTGATCCCGTAGACGATACCGAAGCCGACGTTCTTGGCTCCCTGACGCATCTGGAGCGCAATGGCGTCCCCGATGGTCTTGAGCGCGACGAACTCGTCGTATTCGATGCCCATCATCATCGCCGCCGTGAACGAGTGCATGTCCAGGCCTTCGTTGATGGCACGGATCATGGTCGGGTCGTTCGCGAAGCACGCGAGGATGCGCATCTCCAGCTGGGCATAGTCTGCGACGATGAGCAACTGGCTCGGGTCGTCAGGCACGAAGACGGAGCGGATGCCGTGGGGGTCGTTGTCCGGGCGAGGGACGTTCTGGAGGTTGGGGTCGGACGAGCCGAGACGGCCCGTGAGCTTCGTAGCGGAGTACGTAGTGTGGATGCGCCCGTCGGCCTGAATCCACTTCGCCAGGCCCTCGGCGTAGGTGCCCTTGAGCTTCGACGCCTTTCGGTACTGCAGGATGAGCTCGCACTCCTTGACTCCCTGGCCCACGAAGTACTTCAGCGTCTTCTCGTCACAGCTCGGGTCCCCTCCGGGGGTCTTGCTTCGCGGCGTCAGGCCGAGGTCGCGGAACAGCAGTTCGCGCACCTGCTTGGTGCTGTTCGGGTTGAAAGGCTTCCCGACCATGCAGTTGAGCTCGAAGGCGACATCGTCCATCTCCCGCTGGAGAGAGACTCCCATGTGCTCGAGCCCATCCCGGTCCACGCGGATACCGCGCCGTTCCATGTCGAAGAGGCACAGCAGCTGCGGTTCTTCGGTGTCCCAGTAGTGGCTGAGCAGGGTGGTGTCGAGGTCAGGCCACAGGCGCACCTGGCCCAGCTTCTCCATGTGGTGCTCGGCCAGCTTGCGGGTCACCCACGGGTCCAGGGACGCATAGTCGAGGAACTTGGCCCAGAGGGCGTGCCCAGGCTGGACCTCGCGAGGGTCGGCCTTGCCGAACAGCTCCTTGTACTTGCCCATCGGGATGCCGAAGTAGTCCCACGAGCACTGGTCGAGGCTGTGGCGGTTCTCCCGCGTGTCCTCGTCGTAGAGGAAGTCCCCCATGAGCGTGTCGAAGGTGTGGCCCCCCACCGCGATGCCTGCGTTGGCGAAGCGGTGGAAGTCGTACTTCATGTTGTGCATCGCCTTGACGCTGTGCTCGTTCTCCAGCACGGGGGCGAAGTGGCGCAGGTAGCGGTACGGCACCAGGTAGCGGGTGTACTCGTCCGGACTCAGGCCCGTGTACAGGGCCTGGTCCGTCATGTTGGTGTAGATGGTGGTGCTGAGGATCTGCAGGGTCTCGGTGTCGGCACCCAGCAGGGTAGCGTCCATGCAGCGCCGTACACTCTCCTCCACAGCTTCGGGGGTGTCCACATAGACGGGCGGCGGCGCCGCGGTCACGAACTCCATCAGGCGACTCCTTCGAGCTGATCGGTGAGTTGTACGAGGGCCGGGAGATCTCCCATGGGGAGGTCCTCGCCGAGCAGGGCAGATAGGGTCTCGAGGGCGGTGCAGTACAGCCTGGCGTTACGCTGCATGTTCTTGACCCACCAGTCCGCGGGAGGCTCTCGGCGGTGCTGGATGTCGTCTACGCGGGCAGCGACATTCTCGAGCAGCCGGCGGTGGTTCTCCCGGTAGGCCTCGGGCGCGCGCGCCTCTATCTCCTGCACGATGTCTGCGTCGGAGATGCCGTGCCAGCGTAGCGACGAGACGGCGACCTTCATCTCCCAGGAGATCTGCCCGTTCTCCAGGCGCAGCTTCCACGGGTTGTCCTGGTCGAAGCGCAGGGGATCGTAGGTCTCCAGGCAGGACAGCAGGCGCTCCCAGGACAGCATCTCACCTGCCCAGCAGGCGCGGGAGGCGTGCACCCACAGGGGCCTCCCGTCTGCCGACGTGGTGCCGCTGTGCGCCTTCGCGTTGCGGTCCCGTTCGGGGTGGAGGTACCCCATGACCTGGTGCTCCGGGTGGAACAGCACGAGGGGAGGTGGGGCGTCGAGCGGGGGCTCGCTGTCGTAGATCGCTTCGGGGGAGGGCACGAATACCTGGACACCCGCCGCATGCAGGTGGCGGAACACCGGAGCGCTGATGCTCGCGTAGATCTCGCCGTCGTTGTAGACGTAGTAGAGCTCCTTGTCGCGCAGGGGAACGGGGGTGTCGCGCTCCTGCTCGGAGTCGTACACCGTCGTCATCTTGCCCGCGACGTACGCTTCGGTCATCGAAGCGTGCATGTCTCGGCGGGTGAGCACGTCGTAGCGGGGTAGGCCTGCAGTCGCGGCGGTGATGGTGGGGACGTTGTAGCCCTCGGCCATCACGGGGACGAACTTGCGGCAGTAGGGGGGAAGGAACCTGTCAGGAGTGATGCTGCTGGCGTAGATGACGCGCCAGTCAACCGGGGCATCGCCCGCCTGGGCCAGGATGTCCCTGGCGTGGGCGGGCAGCAAGCCGCTGTGCGGGAGGAGTAGGCACCACTGCGTGTTGCCCAGGTACACCCGCCCGTCGTCGAGCTGCAGCAGCACGACGTTGTCACCCATCTGGCGGGTTGACTCCTTGCTCAAAAAGAACACTCAGCCTCCTCTTGGGACGCACGGCGAGGGTGTGGCACAGGCGGAGGTAGGCCTCGTAGGACCTCCTCGCCTGTGCCACGTCACCGAGCTCGAGTTGTACGAGGGTGTGCATGTGGGCCAGGGCCAAGCGGTGCCTCAAGCACCGCAGGGCGTCTGACCGCTCATGCCAGCCCATCTATCTACTGGGGCCGGCGGAACTGCCGCTGGCCTCCGCCACCGCCCCAGGGGGCGGAGCGGGTCTGGGTCTGGGCCTGGTAGGGGTTGGGGCGCTTGAGCTGCTTGGCCTGCACGTCCAGCACGGCCGCCACGTACTCGGCGTCGGAGCTGAACTTGGAGCGGTCCACGCGCTCGGGACGGAAGCGGTGGTGCAGGTCCCAGTGCTGGAGCAGCGCCTTGAGCTCGGCGTCGTCCAGCCCGTAGCCCTGCAGGTCGTTGTGGATGTTGGAGAAGGGCTGGCTGCGGTCGAAGTTCAGCGTGGTGTACTTCCGCTGACGGCCCGAACGGTCGGTCTTGACCTCGCCCGCGCAGTTGACCTCGAGGGTCTTGTCGAACACGGTAGCCGGGACGGGGTCATGCGCCTCGCTGGCGCACATCTGGATCTCCTTGGGGTAGCCGCGCTTCCCGCACTTGGGGCACTCGTGCTCCTGCTCGATGAACTCCAGGATCTTCTCGGGGGGTTCGGTCTGCAGGTGATGCTCCTCGAACCAGGCGTGCATCTGGCAGTGGGGGCAGACGAACTCGACGGGGAACACGTCCTGACCGCAGACCTGGCCCGTGGCCTGGTCGTAGTGCAGGCAGGTCTGCCCGAGGATGTCGTTGACCGCGTACAGCTGCTGGAAGTGGGTCTTGCCCATCTCCCAGACCTTGTGCCCGCCCATGAAGCGCTCGGCGACGGAGGGGTCGTGGCTGTTGCAGAAGCGGCAGCGGTTGCGCTGGGGCAGGATCTCGTCGGACATGCAGCGCTCGAAGGCGATCTTGCCGTCGGAGCCCTTGACCCGGTGGTAGAAGCGCAGGTCGATGACCTCGATGGCGTAGACCAGGCGCGGGTACAGCTTGTCGATGTCCTTCTGCTGCTGTTCCGTGAGGCTACCTCCGGCGTTCCGGGCCTGCTGGGCCTGGTGGAGGTAGTGGCAGTAGACGCAGTGACCCTCGAACCCGGGCCACTCGCTGGTGCAGGTACGGGGCCCGGCGCCGGGCAGCCAGTGACGCTTGAGCACGAGCAGCTCATCGTTGGCCGGCGCGAGCACGCGCACCATGCCACGCTCGCCCGCAGCGATCTTGTAGATCTCGGCCTCCCACGGATCGTAGGCCGTGGTCGGCGCGAGCTGCTCCGCCTGGCGGCGGGCATTGCGGAATGCACTCCAGCTCATGGGGTACTCCTTCTTCGACTTCGTCGTGTCCAGGCAACGCCTGGTAGGGTGGCCAGCTGACCGATGGTCTTGGCGTTTGTCACGGCAGCTGAGAGGTGAGTGGTGTCAAGGTCATCCGGGCTCGTTCCTTCGGGGGAACCGTCCGGGTAGAGGCAGACGTAGGCACGCCCACTTCGCGATAGGCGCTGTGCAATCCTTATCGCAGAACACCGCCGGTTTTTGTCCGGGTCGGGGAAGTAGACGCCCTTTCCAGGCTCGTGATCCAAGAGGACGTAGTAGGGTCCCCGGAGCCGTGTGATGAGGCGCTCCTGCTGCTTGGTCAGCGTGGAGCCCTGCAGGGCTACGGTGTGCGGGAAGCCGTGCTCTATGCACCACAGGCATCCCTTGTAGCCCTCGACGATGACCAGCGGCGGCCGCGCTCCCTCATCTGCGAAGAAGCGCGCGGCGTAGATGCGGTCGAAGGCGTACAGGTGCTTGCGGTTGGCCCCCGTGTAGCCGGGAACGATATCGTGGAACTCCTTCTCGTAGACGTAGTAGCGAGGCTCTACCCAGTCGTCGTAGGCGCGTCCGCTGATACCCACGAGCCTCCCGAGATAGTCTCGGATGGGGAAGGTGATGCGGTCGCGGCTCGCGTCATACCCGATGAACATCTCTTGGAGGATGTCTTCGGAGAAGCCCAGGTCGAGCATCTTGAGGGGGCACTGGTTGTAGGCGCCGAGCACGTACTCGGGCAGGACGTGCCACTCCCACCCCTGCTTCCCCTCCAGCTTCCGCTGGGCCAGTTCGGGCAGGGGAGGCGGGAGCCGCAGCTCCCCGATCTCCTGCTGTACGCGCTCTCCGGAGAGGCCCAGCTTGTAGAGGAGGTGGTAGACGGACCCGCCCGCGTGGCAGGAGAAGCAGGTCCAGCTCCCTTCCTTGGTGACGTAGAGCGAGCGCGAGGCTGACTTGGACTTGTGGAACGGGCACTCTGCACGCAGGTTCCCTTCACCAGAAGGGCGCACGTTGCGCAAGTAGCGCTCTGCCAGCCTCCTGATCTTGTCCGAGAGCATCGGCTTCGGCTATCCTCCAGTCGGCCGGCGAGGGGGCTTGAAGCTGCTCAGGTCCACCTTCGTGGGAATGTCCCCAGCGGGGGCGGCCCCTGTGCGCTTCTTGCTCTGCTCGGCAGACGTTTCGTTGGCGTTGTACTCTTCGACCCACGAGGTGTTGTCGGCTACGGCCTGGCCGAAGCCGTCACACAGGCGAGCGCTGATGGTGAGGGAGATCTCCTCGTTCATGCCACGAGCGGCGTTGGGGATGAGGGCGAGGAGGTCCTGTTGCTTGTTGCAGATGATGCGCAGCGCGAGGTCCACCTTGCGGGCGATGTGGTCCGACCAGGCGTGCTCCACCGAGCTGCGCCCACGGGTCTTGTCCCCTTCCCGGTTGGCGTGCCCGCAGATGATAGCCGGCAGCTTCGCCTTGGAGATCAGGTAGGCCTTGAGCATGTCGATGGTGCGCGCCACGTAGACGTGCTCGCGTGCGTTGGACTTCTCGGCCATCGCATCGTCGGCCATCGCCTTCCAGTAGTCGTGGATGATGATGTGCGGCTTGACGTCCTCGACCTTGCCCTTGAACCCGCTCAGCCCACCTTCGACATCGGTGAAGATGAGCTTGCCTCGCGTCCGGAGGTCGCGGAGGAGCTGCTCTATGCGCTGCATCCCAGCGGGCGAGACGTCTCCCTTGAGCAGGCGCCCGTAGTCGAACTGCCCTCGGATAGCGATGACACGCCACTCCAGCTCTTCGGCGGTCATCTCCCGCGTGAAGAAGAGCACACGGAGGCCGAGAGCCTCATAGAACAGGGCGAGGAACAGCAGGAGGAAGGTCTTCCGGGTCTTGTGTCTCCCGTAGATGTAGATGAGGTTGCCAGGACAGAGCCCGGCCGAGTTGTTGTTGAACAGGTCCCAGGGCCAGGGGTAGCCCAGGAGGCCTTGCCCGGTCTGGAGACGCTCGAGCTTCTTGAAGATGGCGTCCGGATCGGACCCGACCACGAGGTCCGTGCGTCCCCGTTGGTTGAGTAGGTTGATCCGATCGGCAGCGTCCACCAGGAACTTCTTGGCTGCCCAGGGATCGCCTACGTTGACCTCTGCCGTGCGGTGCAGAGCGTCGTCGATCTCGGAGCCGAGCTTGTAGGTCTGGAGCTCAGCGATGATGGCCGAGAGGCCGTCGGACGGGGTGTGGTGCTGGTAGGTGGGGCAGAGTCCCTGGAAGTAGGGGACGGACGGCACTTCGTGGTGGTTCTCGTAGTGCTCGGTGATCACGTCCCAGAACAGCTTGGCTTCGTCGCCGAGCAGCGAGGGATGCGCCCCCGCTTTCAGCGCCTCCGCCAAGTCTCTACTTTCCAGCACTGCTGCGACCAGCGCCAGATCGAGGTTCATGCCTCCTCCGCGTACTGGACCCTCCCTGCTCTGCGCCGCAGGGGGTCCGCTGCTTCAGGTGAAGTGAGTGCGCAGCTCGCTGACTCTAGAGGGCTGGGAGGAGACCGTCAACCCTATCCCGCAAAGGAGAGCCCCCCGCTGGGCTGCGGCGGTTCATCGAAGGGGTCGTCGTCGAGGGGCCGGTGGGCCGGCGGCGGGGTGTGCCGCGTCAGGTGTGCGGCCACGTCGTCCTCGATGGACTCCTTGAGGGCGTGCAGGATCTGCAGGGACCGCTCGCTCCATGCCCCGTAGGTGAGGAAGGAGACGGTGTTGCCGTTTGGGTCCATGAAGGACATCTTGGCGAGGGGGTTGAGCCCGCCGATGAAGCGAACGCGAAGCTCGCCCACCACGACGTGCGCGATGTCGTTGTTGGGGGGAATCTGGGCCATGTCAGCCTCCGCTGGAAGCGATGTCCGGGAAGAACTCGGCGACGATCTCGTCGCGCCGAGCGTGCAGCTCCGACTTGACGAAGTCCACGCAGTCTTGAAGGGCCGCGCGCTTCTCTGGCTCGGTAATCCCGCAAGGGACCGTGCACCAGGCCGTGACCTCGACCTTCTCTCGGGAGAACTCGGTCGAGGTGCCGATAGCGATGGAGATGCCGACGCTGGCAGGGTGCGGGGGGAGCGCCTTTCGCGGGTCGAGCGGAGGCGCCTCGGTCGGGCGAGCGATCTGGTGAGGAGGGGAGCCCGGGCGCCGGGCCGTGGCCACGGAGCCGCGCTTGCCCGAGTCGGGCGGGCGGCGGAACGGAGAGTCACTCATCGGAGAGCTCCTTGATACGGATCTGAGGGTGCTTGCGGCGCGAGGTGCGCTTGAAGGGGGCGACGACGTCTTCCGTCAGGTCGCCCTGGGCCACGAGGCGGTCCACCAGGTCGGCGTCGATGACCTGGCGCACTACGGGGTCGCCGTCCACCTCGAGCGTGCGCAGCTCGGGGCACTGGACGAGCAGGCCGTCCGAGTAGGAGCTGTCCACCTGGATGCGCGACGAGGTGACCTGCCACGGGGTGTTGTCAGCCTCGAGGCGGAGGCCTGCGGCCAGGTCGGTGTCCGGGAGGGCGCGGATGTTCTCCTTGATGCGCTCTTCGGTGGCTGCGATCTCTTCGGTCACGGTGTCGAGGTCCTGGTAGGTGTCCAGTTCCTGCTCGCGCAGAAGGAGCTGCTCTTGAGCGATCTGGCCCTCGAGCAGGGAGATGTGATCGCGGAGCTCGCGCACCTTCGCCGCTCTGGCGTTGTCCTCCAGGTACTCCTCGATGTCGCGCCGTCTGCGGTGCAGCTTGGCGAGGGCCTGTAGGTCGTGTTCGATGGAAGTGGTGTCCGGCACGTCACTCTCCTCGGGTGGGCAGGGTGGCCCCGGTGTAGATGTGGTGGTACATGTCGGCGGTCTGGAACGCCTTGAGCCAGGTACGGAAGGCGTGGTGGCGGTCGCTCCCGTGCTCCATGGCAGCGTTCTCGGGGCGCAGCAGGTACTGCATGGGGAAGCTCACGTAGGCCGTGCGCTTCACGAGCGTGCATTGGCCCTGCGTGTAGGCGTCGTAGGTGGGTACCGTCGGGTTGCGCGCCATGGAGGTGACGCTGGGGCGCACCTTGAGGAGCGCCTTGATGGCCGTGTTCCCGAGCACCAGGAGGACGTAGGGGTCGATGATCTCGATGACCCGGTGCAGCCGTGCCTGGCAGGCCTGCACCTCTTCCTTGGCCGCGGGCCTGTGCCGCAGGTAGCCGTCGTCCTCTGCGCGGGTGGCGCGGCAGCCTACGGCCTTGAGCAGGAACACCTCCGCTCGGCTGGAGTGCACGCCGGCGAGGTAGCTGTCGAGCAGGGCACCGTCGTTCCCGCTGAAGATCTTGCCCGAGGCGTCCTCGTGCTCGTCGGGAGCCTCGTCGATGATGACGACCTTCGCATCGGGGTTGCCGCTGCCGAAGACCATGTGACGTCGGTCGCGGCCTTCCGGGTGGGCCAGTGCGCACAGCTCGCAGGCAGCGTACTCTTCCCAGAGGGCCATGAGGAGGTCTTGCTTCTCCTGGGTGGGCATGGTCATACTGCGGGTCTCTCCTGAACAGCGTAGGGGTACTGGAAGCCGGCGAGGTGGTGCATGAGCTTGTTGCACATGTTTCGCGCGGATGGGATCAAGTTGTCGTAGATGACCACGACGACAGGCGGCTTCTTCCCGGCGCATTTGCGCTGGATGCGCCCGATGATCTGGCGGAGGCGTCCTTCGTCTACGAAGGGCATGCAGATGAAGATGGTGTCGAGGTCCTTGCGGTCGAGACCTTCCTTGGCCAGCGGTGTCGTAGCGAAGACGAGGTCGTAGCTCTGCAGGATCTCTTCCCGGGCCTCTCCCTTCACGCCGCCGTAGATGAGCCCGTGTGGGGTGGGCCACTGGAAGGACGCCATGAACTTCAGGTGGTTGACCCGCTCCGAGAGCACGAGGGGCTTGCGCCCGTCCTGCACAGCGCCCCAGAGCATGTTGCAGATGATGTCGTTGCGCTCGGCGCAGTCGGCCAACCAGTTGTAGAGCTTGGCCAGGTTCGCCCCAGAGGACGTAGACATCGACGCCAGGTCTTCCTTCGTAGGGTTGATGTCCGTCTTCACGAAGAAGACTTCCGGTACGATGTCTGCTTGCATGCTCTCGAACAGCACCCCGCCGATGTGCGCCATGTAGAGCCGGTCGAGGCCATCGGCCCGCAGCGGCGTCCCGGACAGTCCCCAACGAACACCTCCGCAGAGGGGAGCCGTCGTGTTGAACCAGGGCGCTCCCAGGTGGTGCACCTCGTCGTAGACCGCGATCCCGAAGTGGTTCCGCATCTCGACGGGGAGGTCATCGTACTTGGCTGCGAGGGTCTGAATCATGGCCAGGGTGACAGGCTTCTCCCAGTCCATGGTCGTCCCCTGGACGATGCCGATGTCCTCGCGCTCCAAGGATGCGTGCTCCGTCAGGCGAGTGATCCACTGGTAGAGCAGGTCCTTGGTATGAACGACCACGAGCGCAGGCATGCCGAGCGCGGCCATGGCGTGAATGGCGACGACCGTCTTGCCCTTGCCTGGCAGCAAGGCGAGCACACCGTCCCCCTCGTCCACCATCGAGGCGTAGCCCATGCGCTGAATGGGCCCGCGGAGATCGTAGGTCAGGGGGCCGATCTCCACCTGGGGGAACCTCTTGGGCCGGATATCCACGATCTCGAAGTCGTACTGGTCCTCATCGCTGGGCGGGATGAATGCACGAGGCACCACGAGGTGCGTGCTGGTGGTTCCCCAGGCACACACAGGCGCCTTGTCGGAGAGCGGGAAGGTCAGGGAGGCTTGGATACCCGCTCGGTTGGGTACGTGCTCCAGGGGCAGCCAGAGGTAGTCCCCTCGGTAGCCCTTGCGCGGGTCCATGCGGCGGTACTTCATGGGCGACTCACTGCGGCGGTCAGCTTCTGCTCGAGGGCCTCCCGTAGCGCCTTGCGCTCCCGGGCGTCCAGCTGCAGGCGCAGGACGTTCTCGGCTTCGACGGCAGCCAGGGCTGCGATGTCTCTGAGCAGAACATCTGGGTGTGGAGAGAGGGTGACGTGGGCACGCACCTCGGGGTCGAGTTGGTGCTCGGCGAGGAGGCGCCAGGCGACCAAGCGCCTGTCGGGCGGAACCTCGAGGGCGTTGAGCAAGTACTCCAGCAGCTCCCCCGACGGGTAGGACGTTCCGAGGAAGATGCGGCGAATGTGCTCCGGGGACACGCCGACCCCGGCCGCTACTTCATGCTGGGCTATCCACGGGGCCTTGGCTGCCGCCAGTAGCTTCCCCAGGGTCGTCATGACGTGCCCTGGTGGTACTTGGAGCCGAAGCGCCGACGTGTGAAGAAGTAGGCGACCTCGGCGGCGATCGCCTGCACCCCGGCTTCGACCATGCGCAGACCGAGGTCCTTCATGATGTCCCAGAACGAGGGGCGTTTCCACTTGCGCACTTCCCCCGGCTTCTGGGCGGCGACGGGAGCGTAGGCGGAGGGGCGGTCACCGTCGGCTTGACGGGGCGGCGTGGCGGCCGGCGGCGGGGCGGGGGCGACGTTGGTGCGGACGGTAGGCTGGCGGAGGGTCTGGGTGGTAGTTCTCACGGGAGCCTGCACGGGTGCTGGTGTGGGAGCGGCGGGAGCAGCTCGCGGGGGACGAAAAGGACTGCTGGAGCTTCCCTGGAAGGAGAACTGCTCTTGCGGAGGGGGCTGCGCCGCCGTGTTACCCCGGCGGAGCTGCTGGTAGAGCCTGTCGTTCGGTGGCAACGGGGGCTCCTCCTGTGCTAATGGTGTTGATGCGACCAGTCTCCTTATGCGCGATATTCGGCATCCTGTGCCTCCAGCCGAGAGAGTACCCATGGACCTTCGGACCCAGGTGATCGACTTCTACGACGACCGAGAAGGTCGGATCCTCCAAGGCTTCGTTCCTGACCCCTCGGACCTCCCGCCGCTGGTCAAGACTGCTGCGGTCCTGGCGGAGAGCGCGCACAACAACCAGTACGCCTTGGTGATGAGCGATCAGCAGCGCACGCTGAGGCGTTTCCCCACCAACGACGTGGGGAACACCTGGTTGTCGGCGCTCTACTTCCACGCCACCCATGACGTGCTGCCGGAAGAGGCGGAGAAGGTCGCGGCGGCCAACCTCCTGCTCGCCTGCAATCACTTCCAGATCGACCCCCCGCAGAGCTTGGTGGAGGCAGCCTCGAGGCACGACGGACCCCCCACGACCAACCTGGTCGACATCACGGGTCAGCGTCGCGAGATCATCAAGGAGGCCGAGGCTCTTCCCGAGGACGACGTCGTCTACGCCCTCGAGGACGAGAAGCGATACCCCCTGGCCAGCGCGCAGGACGCCCGCACCGCTATGACCTACCTGGACAGGCACCTGCGGGGCTTTGCCCCCGGCCAGCGACGCGAGTTCGCCACCAAGGTCGCCAGTGTGGCCGAGCGTGCAGGGCTCCCAGTGGAGGGGGCGGTCGCGCAGTACGCGGGCAACGACTACTCCCCCGGGCTGCAGGGACACCTCACCGCCCGCGCCGCGTACCTGGTGGACATCGGGGCCACGCCCAAGGTGCGCGCCGAGTTGACCAAGGTCGCGGCCCAGCGCACCGCGCTCCCGCCCGACGAGTTCGCCGCGGCGCTGCAGACCTTCGATGAGAGCCACGGGCTGGATCGTCTGTGGGACCAGGGCATCGCGGATCCCTACTACTCCACCTTCGGGTGGACGGTGAAGACCGCTGCCGACAAGACGCGCTACGAGGCGGGCATCCTCTCCGTGTCCGAGGATGAGCTCCGCTCGCTGGCGGAGTACGGGCGCAAGGTGCTGGTCGAGCGCTTCGGAGAGAAGCTCGCCAACGCCTTCTGCAAGAACCCGGTCGCCATCTTCACGTCCATGCCGCTCCCGCAGCGGCAGATCCTGGCCAACATGGCCTCCAGCGTCACCGACTTGCAGTAGGAGGGCACGTGAAGCCCCTCTTCCAGCCCGCGAGACCGTTCGAGGACGGGATGGGGCTTCACGTGCAGCCCCTCACAACGCTGCTTCTGCAGTTGCTTGGTCCCGAGTACATCGACTGGGACTCCGAGGCGCTCTTCCTCGAGCTGGAAGAGCGTGGAGGCGTCCCCGTGGGTGCGATGACGCAGGAGCGCATCCAGGCGGTGCGTCTGATGCACCGGCAGCCCTCGTTCTGGCACGACTGGGGAGTGTTCGAGAACGTGACGGCGGCCATCCTCGGACACGGCGCGGTCTTCAGCCACGCTCAGCCCCCCGATGCGCACGAGATCGCGATCGCGTTGGACGTGGCGCGCGTCTTGGACGCCTCGCGTGCCTACTCGGCCGAGGTGCTGCAGTACATCGTCAGTGCGCTACTCTACGACGGCGTGTGGTACCTCGAGGAGCCTCTCGACCTTGCACAGGCGACCTTGGCGGACCACGATAGCACCAAGGGCATCCTTCGGGACGTAGGTCAGGTGGCTGCCGTGCTACAGCGTGTTGGGAACCGCTACATCACGACGCCTTCGACAGCGGCCGAGGTGCAGGCCAACCACGTCATAGAGGTCAGGAAGGCACGAGCGGAGTACAATCAGCAGGTGCAGGCGCAGTTGCGCCAACTTCCGCAGATCCTCCAGGAGCTACGATGAGCCAGTACGACACCGTCAGGGAACAGATCATCCTCATGGCGTTCGAGGAAGAGCTCGAGAAGATCGCCGCCGGCTGGTTCACCCCCATCAAGAAGGGGCTGAAGTCGGCGGGCCACCACATCATCTCCAAGGCGGCGCCCACGGGCAGCGGGGCGGCTACCGCGGGCATCCGCGGCCTGCGGAAGGGCGTGAAGCAGGGCAAGCGTGGCTACTGGAAGGCCGGCAAGAAGGCCAGCTTCAAGACGCGGGCGCGGGTCTTCGGAGCCAACGCCATGAACTTCGCCGCGCGGAACCCCGGTACCGCTGCTGCGGGCGTCGGCCTGGGAGCGGTCGGTGCGGGTGCTGTGGGCGCCAAGGTCCTGAGCTAAGCCTATGTCGGGTAGCGGCTTCGGTCCATCCTCCGGGTACCGCATGAGCGGCAGCAGCAGCTACGCCTTCGGTTCACTGGATGGGAGGAACAACAGCTTCAAGTACCCCTCGGCCTGGTGGGATGCGGCTCACATGGAGCTGCCCACCACGGTCAAGCACCTCTTCAAGTGGTGCCGCTACCATGCCGTCGCCAACCCGCTCATCAGCTCGACGACCCGCAAGATGGCGTCGTACCCCATCACGCGGCTCATCATCGAAGACGAGCCCATGGAGGGGTTCGGCAAGAACAAGGAGCGCTGGGAGGACTTGCTCTTCCGGGTGCTGAACATCCAGCGGTTCATGTTCGAGGGTGGACTGGACTACCACACCTACGGCAACTGCATCGTCAGCCTGCTCTACCCCTTCCACAAGTACCTCGGGTGCCGCTCTTGCGGCTTCCGCGAGCGCATCAAGCGGCTGAAGTACCAGCAGGAGTGGACGTTCCGCAACTTCAGCTACGAGCTCAACTGCCCGAAGTGCGGCACCACGGCGCCGGCCGAGGTCAAGGATGAGTGGTACCTCTCTTACAGAGGCATCAAGATCATCCGCTGGGACCCCTCGTCGATCTCCATCGAGTTCAACCCCATCACCCAGGCATCCGAGTACGCCTACACGATCCCCGAGCGCATCCGGGCCAAGATCGTGAACAAGCACAAGCCCTACCTCGAGGAGATGCCGCACACCTTCATCCGGGCGGCGCGTCACCGGCGCCCTGTGCAGCTCGTGGCGGGCAACGTCTTCCACTTCCGAGCGCCGACACCCTCCGTCAGCGGGAACGACTCCGGTTGGGGCTACCCGCCCATCCTGCCTGCGCTCAAGGACAGCTTCTACCTGCAGGTGCTCAAGAAGGCGAACGAAGCCATCATGCTCGAGCACCTGGTCCCGCTGGACATCCTGTTCCCCAGCACGGCCGACGCCCACGCCAACCCCTACCTGCACGTCAACCTCTCCGACTGGAAGCGGCGCATCGAGACCGAGCTGGTCAAGTGGCGCATGGACCCCAACCACAAGCCGATCCTGCCGCTCCCCGTGGGGTACCAGCGTGTGGGCGGCACGGGGCGCAGCTTGATGCCTGTGCAGGAGATCCGAGCCTGGTCCGAGCACATCGTCGTGGGCATGGGGGTTCCTCAGGAGTTCGCCTTCGGGGGCTTGACCTGGTCAGGTTCGAGCGTCTCCATGCGCATGCTGGAGAACCACTTCCTGATGTACCGGGACATGCTGCACCACTTCATCCAGCACTTCCTGATCCCGAGCGTCTCCCGGTTCATGAACTGGCAGCCAGTCTCGGCCCGGATGAAGTCCTTCAAGATGGCCGACGACATGCAGATGAAGCAGCTGCTGCTGTCGCTCAACCAGATGAAGAAGCTGTCGGACAAGAGCTTGTTGGCCGACTTCGACAAGGACTCCCTCGAGGAGCTGCGCCTCATCGAGCAGGAGCAGCGACGCGCGCACGATGTGCAGCGGCAGGACCAGCTGGCCCAGGCGGAGGCACAGGGCGAGTCCCAGCAGGTCGCCACCAAGTTCCAGATCCGCGCCGAGGAGATGATGCGGAAGCATCAGGAGAGCCTGCAGCGGGAGCAGACGCAGGTGATGGGGAGCCAGCCCCCGGCACCCGGGCAGGATCCCGCACTGGCAGCAGGCCAGCCCCAGGCTCCCGGTCGACCGCCTGCCCAGCAGCACGTCAGCAACGTCAACGTCATCGAGCTGGCCGATGCTTGGGCCAAGCGCCTGCTCGGCCTGGAGCAGCACGAGCAGGCCCGGGTCCTCCAGGACATGGCTCGCCAGAGCCCCTCCCTGCACAAGCTCATCCTGCAAAAGATGAGCGAGGTGAGGGCGGCGACGCAGGAGCCGCTGCCAGAGCAGAGGCCCCCACGTCGCCAGAACGCGGTGATCTGAGCTACGAGTCGCTGACGCCCAGGAGAGCTCCCCAGGCGATGGCGCAGGTACAGAAGGCGGTGAACAGCATCAGTCGGTGTCCTCTTCGTCATCGACGTCGAAGTCAGGGTCGTCGTAGTCGTCTTCGTCGTCGTAGGGGTTCAGGCCGAACTCCAGGTCATCCCAGAGCTCATCAGTGTGGGTACGGGGACCGTGCACGCGGGTTACCTCCAAGTCGTGGTAGTTGGCGTCATAGTCCTTATGCGAGAATGTGAGCGCTTCCGTAGGAGCCCCTCATGCCGTACCTGAGCCCTGACGAACAGTTCGCTGACCTCAAGAGCAAGGTCTCGTCCACCCTGATGGAGCTCTTCCCCGTGGAGGGGCGCGGCGGCCGCGTCGTCCTCAAGAACGTGGAGGTCGACGACAACCTCGACACGCATGACCTGCGCTCGCAGCGGGTAGCTCTGCAGGAGGGGAAGACCTGGGCGGTGCCCGTGTACGGGGATGCTGTGCTCGAGCGCGAGGGCCAGGAGATCGACCGCAAGCGCGTCCTGCTGATGCACCTGCCCAAGACCACGGACAGGTTCGGCTACATCGTCAAGGGGCGGGAGTACCAGGCGCTCACCCAGTTCCGGCAGAAGTCCGGCGTGTACCACCGCACGGCGAGCAACGGCGCGCTGTTGGCCGAGTTCAACCTGGCCAACAGGGACCAGTTCGCCAACGGGCGTACCTTCAAGGTGCGGTTCGATCCCGAGGAGGCGGTCTACTACCTGCAGCACGGCAACTCCAACATCCCGCTGTACCACCTGTTGAAGGGTGCCGGGGTCTCCGACCGGGAACTCGAGCAGCGCTGGGGAGCTGCCATCGTGCAGAAGAATCGAGAGCGGGCCTCGGCCGAGCAGGTCTACTCCCGCTTCTACAAGGCGGTGAACAAGAAGCAGCCCGCGGATCCCATGAGGCACGCTGGGCTGTTCCGCGAGCTGCTCGGTAAGACCCGGCTGCGGGCGGACACGACCAAGAAGACGCTGGGCGCCGAGTTCGAGACTGTCGACAACGAGGTCCTCCTGCGCGCGACCGAGAACCTCCTCGACATGTCGAAGGGGCGCCGGGAGGATGACCCGAAGACTTCGCTGGAGTTCCAGTCCGTTCACACCATCGACGACTTCATCGACGGCCGCTTGAAGCGTGCGGCGCCGAGCATTCGCCGGAAGCTGGCCAACGCTCTGGCCAGCGGGCGCACGCGCAACGTACGCCGCGTGGTGAAGGCCGATCCGTTCGACCGGGCAGTGCAGGGCTACTTCACCTCTGACCTGACGGTGAACCCCGAGCAGACCAACCCCTTGGAGATGCTCGCCGGCCAGCTCAAGACCACCATCATGGGCGAGCAGGGAGGCTACAAGTCGGCGCACGTGGTGTCCGAGGAGTCCAAGCTCATCAGCCCGTCGCACCTCGGCTTCCTCGACCCCATCCACACCCCGGAGAGCGACAAGACGGGAGTGACCCTCTCGCTGCCGCTCGGTGTGAAGAAGGTCGGCAACGAGCTCGAGACGCTGCTGGTGGACGCCCGGACGGGGAGGACGCGGCGCATGCAGCCCGCGGACGTGCTCGACCAGACGGTGGCCTTCCCCGATCAGTACGAGCGGAAGGGGAAGAAGCTGGTAGCCCGTCACGCCAAGGTCAAGGCTACTCGTGGTGGAGAGGTCGTCACGGTCCCTGCGAGCGAGGTCGACTACGTACTCCCCAGCCCACGCAGCCTGTTCGGTGTAGCGTCCAACCTGGTGCCCTTCCTGCAGAACAACCAGGGCAACCGCGCCATGACCGCGGCCAAGCAGCAAGAACAGGCCGTGCCTCTGGAGCACCGGGAGGCTCCCCTGGTGCAGGTCGAGATGGACCGCGGGGGTACCTTCGAACAGGCTCTTGGCCTGTACGCCTCTCGCCGGGCCCCCGTAGCCGGGGTCGTCAAGACGGTGAAGAAGGACGCGGTGATCATCAACGACGGGGACAAGGACCACGAGGTCCAGATCTACCGCAACTTCCCGCTGAACGGGACCTCCCTCTACGACATGGACGTCCAGGTCAAGAAGGGTGACCAGGTCGAGAAGGGGCAGCTCCTCGCGGACTCCACCTTCACCAAGGACGGGACGCTGGCGCTCGGAACCAACCTGCGGACCGCCTACATCCCCTTCATGGGGTACAACTTCGAGGACGGCATCGTCATCTCGGAGGCCGCTGCGAGGAAGCTGGCGTCGCGCCACCTCTACAAGAAGTCCACAGCGCGGGATGCTGACACGATCCTCAGCCGGAAGACCTTCCTGGCAGAGTACCCCTACGTCTTCGGCAAGGGGCAGCTGAGCGGTGTGGGGGAGGACGGCATCGTGAAGCCCGGCACCATCCTCAACGAGGGTGACCCGCTCATCATGGTGCTGCGGAAGCCCCCCATGACCAAGGCACGCAAGCAGATCCGGGAGTTCCGCCGAGGGCGGCCTGACAAGTACCGGGACCGCTCCGTCGTGTGGGACAAGCCCTACCAGGGCGAGGTCACCGAGGTCGTGCGCAAGGGCAAGGACGTCACGGTCTACGTCAAGACCCGAGAGCCCGCCCAGATCGGCGACAAGGTCGTCGGGCGGCACGGCAACAAGGGCGTCATCACGCGCATCATCCCGGTGTCCGAGATGCCCTGGAAGGAGGGAGAGAACGGCGAGAAGGAGCACGTCGAGATCGCGCTGAACCCCCTGGGCGTGCCCGGGCGCATCAACCTCGGGCAGATCCTGGAGACCGCGGCGGGTAAGGTGGCCGAGAAGCGCGGGAAGCCCTACGGCGTGCGCAACTTCGAGGCCGAGAAGGACTACCTGGCGATGGTCAAGGAGGACCTGGCCGCCGAGGGTCTGCAGGACCGCGACGAGCTCATCGACCCTCGGACGGGGAAGCCCTTCCCCAACCGCATCCTGGCGGGCAACCAGTACATCGTCAAGCTGAAGCACCAGGTGGGCAAGAAGGTCTCTGCCCGTGCCGGCGGTCCCGGCGCGCCCTACGACATCAACCACGCGCCGGCCGGGGGCGCTCCCCACGGGGGGCAGGCTCTGGGGGAGCTCGGGATGTACTCCATGCTGGCGCACGGAGCCCGGGAGAACCTCCACGAGATGTTCGCCTACAAGTCGTCCCGCAACCACGAGCTGTGGGATGCCCTGCGAGAAGGGACGCCGCTACCGCCCCCGAAGGTGCCCTTCGCCTACGAGAAGTTCCTCTCCTACCTGAACGCCATGCGCGTCGACGCACGGAAGCACGGGAATAGCCTGACCTTGGTCCCGTTCACCGAGGAGCAGGTGAAGTCGATGTCGGCCGGGGAGCTCAAGGATCCCGGGCTGGTGGTGCGCGGCAAGGACTTGCGTCCGCTCAAGGGCGGGCTGTTCGACGAGGACATCACGGGCGGCATGCTCGGGGACAAGTGGGCACACTTCAAGCTCGCCGAGCCCATGCCGAACCCGCTCTTCGAGGACGCGGTCAAGAAGCTCCTCAACATCACCCGCAAGCGCTACGCGGACATCGTCGCGGGACGGGTGGAGGTCAAGGGCAAGCGGGGCGGGGAGGCCATCAAGGCCCTGCTGGAGGACGTCAACGTCGCGGAGCAGCGGGAAGCCATCACTGCGAAGCTCGCGACTGCGAAGGGAGCCACGCGGAGCAAGCTGCACAAGCAGCTGCGCATCCTCAAGGCCCTGGAGGCCAACAACCTCGACCCCACGGTCTACATGATGGAGTCCGTGCCCGTCGTCCCGCCGATCATGCGCCCCGTAACGGTCAAGGACGACGGCTCCCTCTCGTCCAACGACTTGAACTACCTCTACAAGGGCATCGCGGCCTCCAACGACGTGCTCCGGAGCAACAAGCGGGCAGGCCTGCCCGCAGCCCACATGGAGACGGTGCGCTCCGAGCTGTACGACGGCGTCAAGGCCCTGATGGGTGTCGGCGCCGCGGCTGCGCCGGGCCCGCGCGACTACCAGGGAGTGCTCAAGATCATCTCGGGGGATCAGCCCAAGGAGGGCTACTTCCAGAAGCGCGTGATGAAGCGCCGCCAGGACTTCTCGGCCCGGTCCATCATCATCCCGGAGCCGGGCATGGACCTCGACGAGCTCGGGGTGCCCGAGAAGGTGGCCTGGTCGCTGTACCAGCCCTTCATCGAGCGCGACCTTGCCCGGGCGGGCTGGAAGATGCTCGACGCCATCAACGAGGTCAAGGCCCGCGGTCCCGCGGCCGAGAAGGCGTTGGAGCGTGCGGTGCAGGAGCGCCCCATTCTACTGAAGCGCGACCCCGCTCTGCACATGTTCAACGTGATGGCCTTCAAGCCCAGGCTGGTGAAGGGCAGCGCCATCGAAATCCACCCCCTCGTCGTCTCGGGCTACAACGCTGACTTCGACGGCGACGCCATGAGCGTGTACCTGCCCCTCACCTCGAAGGCGGTGAAGGAAGCGCATGGCATGTACCCGTCCAAGAACTTGTTCAGCTCGAGCACGGGTGCCGTGATGCACACGCCCGGGCACGAAGCGTTGCTCGGCCTCTACCTGGCGTCGAAGCCCGGGAAGCGCACGCGGCACACGTTCAAGACGGGAGAAGACGCGCGGGCGGCCTGGCGTCGGGGACGTATCGACCGGACGGACATCATCCACGTGGCTGGGCACGAGACTACGGTGGGCCGGCTGGACATCGAGCGGCACCTGCCGCCGGAGCTGCGGGAGACCGGGAAGAAGCCTGTCTCCCAGATGCGGGTCTACGACAAGGGGACCACCAAGAAGGTGCTGACGGCCATCGCCAAGAAGAACCCTGACCACTACGGCAAGGTGGCCAACGCCTTCAAGGACATCGGCAACGAGCACACCTTCGACGTAGGGTTCTCCATCGGCCTCGACGACTTCGAGGTCATCAACCGGAAGGAGCGGGACTCCATGATGCAGGCGGCCGAGGCCCAGGCGGACCGCATCCGGCAGGGTCCCGGGAGCAAGCAGCGGAAGGACGAGCGGGTCGTCAAGATCTTCCAGGACCTCGATGACTCCCTCGATCGCCTCAACACCGAGCACCTGGCCCAGAACCCCACCAACATCTCCCGCATGGTGGAGTCCGGGGCGCGCGGCAAGCCCTCGCAGCTCAAGCAGATCATCAGCAGTCCCGTGTTGGTGATGGACGCGAAGAACCGGGTGGTGCCGAGCCTCATCCCGCGGTCGTACTCCGAGGGCATGGACGTGGCGTCCTACTGGACCACGCTGCACGGTGCGCGGAAGGGCACCATCCAGAAGGTGCAGGGCGTGAAGGACCCCGGGTACATCTCCAAGCAGGTGATGAACTCCACCATGAACCAGCTCGTCACGGAGCGAGACTGCGGGACGACCGAGGGCATCTTCATGTCCGTCGATGACTCGGACATCCTGGACAGGTACACGGTGCAGGGGACGCTCATCACGCCGAAGGTGGTGGCTGATGCGCGGAAGCGCCGACAGCGCTCCCTCAAGGTGAGGTCCCCCCTGCGGTGCAAGTCGTCGCACGGCATCTGCCAGAAGTGCATGGGGCTGAGCGTGAACGGACACCACCACGATGTGGGGACCAACGTGGGGGTGCTCGCTGGGCAGGCCATCGGAGAGCCCGCGACGCAGCTCTCCCTCAACGTCTTCCACACGGGAGGCTTGGCCAAGGGGCGCGGCTCGAAGAGCGTCAACGCCTTCCACCGGCTCACCGAAATCTTGCGGCTCCCCAAGAACCTGCCGGACGCAGCGCCGCTGGCCCTGGAGTCGGGGACGGTCACCAAGGTCGAGCGCGCGCCGCAGGGCGGCGAGTACGTGACCGTCGGCCGGACGCGCCACTACCTCCCGGCGGCTCAGGCCAGGGCGGTGAAGCGCGGGCAGCCTGTGCGCAAGGGCGCTCCGCTGACGGATGGCGTGGTGGACCCGCGCAACCTGCTGTCCCTGCGGGGCCTCGAGGCTGTGCAAGACCACCTCACCGACGAGCTCGCCG